TTTTAACAACCGTACAGTTTCTGTTCAATTATATTTTGATACAGATGAAGATGTTTTAAAAGAAAATGGATCAAGTATAGACTTAAGTACAATTAAAAACGCTAGTGATATTTATTTAAGAGGACTTGCTGATGTAATATATTTACCTAATAAAATAAATAACTTAAATTTAGATAAGGGTACTAAAGCGTTTATGGTTCCTAAAGAAATCACGTTAAGTGGAACTAAAAATATACAAAGTTTAGAATTAAAAATACCTAAAGACGAACAAGGATATTTTGATGTTAATAAAATTGTTTTTGAAAATAAAAACACTTCTATAAATGAAACGTTTTTCATAATAGATGAAAAACCGTCAGATAAACTTATACAAGACATTTTAAAAAGCGAGATATTTTCAATTTCTAAAGAAGTAGTTGTATTTGGTAATGCTTTCTATAGAGATGCTGATGGAATTGGACAGTTTGAAAACGTGAGAATTGAATTAAAAAAACCTGAACAAAACGAAAGCGACGTAATTAAATTTAGTTTAGCAGAAGAAGAAAACGGTAAATTATCTCCTTTCTTAAAAGGATTGCCTTTTACTAAACAATGGCTTGTAGCAAGAGATATAGATAGAGCTATTAACAAAGCTAAAATGTCTAGTTCTGCTCAACAAACAGAAATTGATAAACTAAACGTTAAGATATCAAAGACTGCAGATCCTGTTAAAATAAAAGAACTAAAAGAAAAAATCAGTGAATTAGAAAGATTTGACAAAGTTACATTTAAAGTGCCAAGTAAGTCGGAGTTGTCAGACGAAGCGATCGCTTACTTTATAATATCAAAAGTCGCAGAAGGTTACAATGATTTTGAGTTTAGAGTTAAAAGAAACGCTAGTGGACCTTTAACTAAGCAAGTATTAGACAATCTTGATTTTAAATCTAAGAAAGCAGCAGAAATAAGAAAACTAAACAGCAACTTAGAAGAAGGAATGAATCAGATTATAGAGGAAAACACAGGAGTTGAGGCATCAGAAACTTTCTCACCTGAAACCGCTAAAAATCTTGGTAAAAACATCGGTAAATATGATATATTCCTACCGCCAGAAGACGAGGATTTCTTAGGTTTGCTATACACTCTTGCTTCAGGCAAAGGTAAAAAAGGTGAGGAACAAATGAATTTCTTGAAAAGAGCTTTGATTGAACCTTACACAGACGCTATGCTTAAGTTGATGCAAGCAAGACAGGTTATGTATAAAGACTGGAGAGAGTTAATAAACAAAAAACACAAAGGTATAACAAAAGTGTTGAAAACAGACTCTGGTTATGGTGGTTACTTAAACGATCAAGCAGTTAGAGTTTATTTGTGGAGAAGAGCTGGATACGATATACCTGGATTAGATAAGAAAGACGTATTTAACTTACAAGAGATAGTTAGAAAAAACCCTGAATTAAGGAAATTCGCTGAAGACGTTTCTTTACTTTCTAAACAAGCAAATGGTTACATTGAACCAGATAGTAACTGGGGGTTTGGAAGTGTTGTAGGTGATATAAATAACATCATATCTAAATCAAGTAGACAGAAGTATTTAGAACCGTGGACTAGTAATGTAGAAAAAGTATTCTCTAAAGACAATCTAAGTAAGATAGAGGCGTTATATGGCAGAAAGTATGTTGTTGCGCTAAAGAACACTTTAGACAGAATGAAAACCGGCACTAACAGAGCTGAAGGTTCATCAGATGCTTTTTTAAATTGGTTAAACGGAGCTACTGCTGTAACGATGTTCTTAAACGCAAGATCTGCTGTATTACAAACCATAGGAGCGGTTAACTACATAAACACCAGTGATAACAATATTGCTAAAGCTGGTTTAGCATTGTTAAATGTTCCTCAGTATACTAAAGATTTCTTTACTCTTTGGAATTCAGATTATTTAAAAGATAGAAGATCTGGATTAACTACTGATGTTGTAGAAGCTGAATTAGCGCAGACAATGAACGATCCTAGAAACAAAAGTATACTAGATAAGTTTAAAGCCGTTAACTACTTAATACTTAAATTTGGTTTTAATCCTACAAGACTTGCTGATAGTTTTGCTATCGCAATAGGCGGCGCTGGTTTTTATAGAAATAGAATCAACACTTACAAAAAACAAGGTATGGTTGAAGAAGATGCTATAAATAAGACTTTACGTGATTTCTACGATGTATCTGAAGTATCTCAACAGTCTGCTGACGTGTCTAAAATATCAATGAACCAAGCTAGTACAAAAGGTAGGATATTACTTTCTTTTATGAATACTCCGTTTCAGTACTCTAGATTGATAAAGAAGTCTGCTATAGATATAATCAAAGGTAGAGGTAGTATTGAAAATAACTTAGCTAAAATAGTTTATTATGGAGCTGTTCAGAACATATTGTTTAACGCTCTTCAAAACGCTTTATTTGCTATGTTTCTTGACGACGAAGAAGACCAGAAAAGCGGTAAATTTGATACGGCTAAGATAAGAACAATAAACGGAGCTTTAGATACTTTTGTTAGAGGTATGGGTATGAAAGGGGTTTTTCTTTCTACTCTTAAAAACGCGTTAATGAAAGCTTATGAAAAAAGAAAAGATCCTAAAGGATATGGAGACGTACTTGCTGAAATAGCTAACTTGTCACCTTCTATAGGTATAAAGGTTAGAGCAGTAGTAAAATCATACAAAGCTGTAACTTATAATTTAGGTGAAATAAAATATAAAGGATTTAGTATAGATAATACTCACGCTATAGAAGCAGCAACATCTTTAACTTCAGCTGCTACTAACTTACCTGTGGATAGATTGTATATGAAATTTCAAAATATAGGCAATGCTTTAAGTGACGAATTTAATACTTGGCAAAGAATAGCTTTTCTGTTTGGTTATAATGAGTGGAATTTAAACCCTACTAAAACAAAACAAGTAAATTCAAATTCTTCAGGAGGTTTAAAAATACCAGTGTTAAAGACAAGCGAGTTAAAACAACCTGGTCTTAAAACACCGTAAAATAAGGAACAAATAAACTGAGCACCATACTCAAAGTTCCTATATAAAGAAAGGGGATGCACTTAATAGTGATCCCCTTTTCTTGTATATAATAATTAAATAGTTATACTTTTTTCTCTAATTCTTCTTTTGCTTTTTCAGTCATTAGTTTAATAGCGTCTTCATAACCTGGCATTAACTTTAGCGTCTCTAAAGTACCAGCAGCTAATGTAGTTAGATGTTGTTGTTCAGTCATTACATATTGTAGAAGTCTAGTTAAAGATTCTACTTTGTTTTTCATTTCAACTAAGGTTTGTTCTTTCATTTATTTACTTTATAAAACATTACAAATACTACTCTACTTTCTATAAACTCATTAGGATATTTACTATGGAAGTAATTACATGGGTATGATATTAATCTATTCTTTTTGTGACCTATTATAGATTTTAAATCCCATAAATCAAGGTCATTAGCGTCTTCAATTAGCAATTTATTTTGTGCTTCGATACTAATTTTTTTAAGTCTATCTCCATATCTTTTATGCTCCCAAAAAGCCGTGCCATTTAATCCTTCTTGTTTAGATTCAGAAACAAACAACACGCAAGCTCTATCTGGTTGTTGACCTTCTATTATAGAATCGTTATGTATACGCCAATCTACGTCTTGTCCTTCTTTTGCTTCTCTAATAAAATATAATATAGGTTCTATACTATTACCTTCTAAATTTTCTATTTCAAGTTTTATAATTTGCGCTATTGTATTAGGCACATCTTTAACCCAAAAGGATTTTCCAGGAGTTTTTACTTCCTGGAATTCATCCTTATTAGTGTTTAATAATTCAATTAAATTATCGTCTAAAAAATCATCTTTTATATAGATCATACTATTTCACAATTACCACCGCCACAAGCAGCTGAATCTGCAAAGTTGGTATTATCTTGAATCTCAACTACTTTGGACAGATCTACATCTTTTAACGCTGCCATCATCTCGTTGTAAACTTCTTCAGAACAGTCTTCAAACGGAGTTTGCTTGTATGTACCACCGTGGTAAGGTAGTACAGAAAGTCCGTTATAATAATCTTTATTCTGCCACATCCATTCTCCAACTTCTTCCCACTCACCGTCTCTGACAGAAACTGTACAAGAAACATTATGAGTATTGTTACCTTTAATGTGACCATTTTTAACCCAGTCTTTAGATATTAATTTAACTCTTTCAAGAAGATTTATTGTAGACTCATGTCTTGTTATAGCGCCATTAGGAGCCTTCTGAGGTACAGAAATTACTGCTTGCAATGTTGGATTAAAGTATTCGTCTTCGATCAGTTCTGGGTGGTGTATAGCAAGATAGGAATATATAGCTTCATTCTTACCTAAGCGCATACGGCGAACATAAAAATCATTATGCCAAGCATGTATACCGCTAGAAGTACCAAGAACCAAGCTAGTTGTCCCAGCTGGTTTGACGGCAGTAGTTCTTGCTGCTGGATTGATCTTAAGTCGTTCAGCCAATTGCCAATTAGTTTCTTTAACGATTTCAGAAGCTTCTTCATAATTTAATTTTAAGTTAGACTCAGATGCAATACCTGTCATTGACACGCCTAATAACGCGTCTTTCTCTGTGTTTTTTCTCCATATATCACGTAGATAATGAAAATCAGAATACGATGCCTGTAATGTGCCTATAAATGACGCTGCTGATGCTCTAGCATTAAAATCGTCTTGACTTTCAATATCTGCCATGTTAATCTCTGTGAGATTACAAAATTGATAAGGTCTTAAAGCGATTTCACAGCAAGGATTAGTACCCCAATCTTTATCATTAGTAAGATATATTCCAGGTTCACCAGATCCAGACGCTTCAATACGTTCCCATACTTTGTCAAATGTTTGTCTATCGATTTTATGTCTTAATAATACCACGGAGTTATTGGCTCTACCTCTTTGAGGATTGTTCTCCCACCATTCTCCTGCTTTGCAATTAAGCATTTCAGTACTATCAAGATCAAATAAACTAATCATAGCGGCTCGTCTAATACCTCCTGCTAATACAGCATCGGCAATATGACATTGAATATCATGACACTCGATGTCTGTTAGTTTAGTTCTATCTGCTTTTTCACGTAATATACCTTCGATCTTTACTAGCGCTAGTCTAAGAGGTTCTGGACCAGGTGCTTTACCACCAGCAGTTACCAACAAAGCTCCTTTTTGTCTAATATCTGACAAATCAAACTCAATATGAGAGGTTAAACCTCCAGTGTATGACTTAAACAACGTCTTAACAGCATCTGCCCAACCTATAATACTATCTTGTACTACGTATTTCTTTTTTCTATCGTAGTTAGGTTTTCTAATCTCTGGCAGTTTGTCTATGTTATGGTTTTGTACTGAATAACCAACACCTGTTCCACCTAATAACAAGAACATAGTTTCACTAAAACAATGAATACTATCTACAGGCATAAAAGCACAGTTATATATTCTAGCATTGTTTAGTTCTATCGCTTTACCGCCAAACTGCAAACTACGCATTGACGGTAAAACTTTCTTACTAAATACAAAATTATTGTATATCTGTTCTATAGACTCTCTTAACTCTGGAAATTTAGTAATATGCATCTCCATATTCCTTGTTACTAACTCCTCCCAAGTCTCACGCCTTTCTTTTTGTGGTAAGTATTTAGCATATTTAGTATATACTGTAATGTCCGATAAGATTTGTTTATCTAATGTTAAACTCATATTTTTAATTGTCTATTTCTAATGTAAAGTTAATAAATGGTAAATATAACGCATGCGTTTTAAACGTTGGTTCTTCGTATGTTCTAATACCTATTAGAATACCGGGATAAAACCCTACAGCTAACTCCCACTCTCTTTCTTCTTTTATTTCTTTCATAAATTCTGTTTTCTTTTTTCTAAAATAAGTTTAATAGTTTCATCACAATCTTTTTGACTTTGAGGTTTGTATAAAGTCCTATTGTCACACATTAAAGTCATTAACCACTTAAATAGTTTCCAACGTAAAGGAAAAGAGTCGTTCGCTCTACCTTTAGTTTCTATTATAAAATCTTCACCAATAAAATCAGGTGTATATTTTAAATTTAAAACTTTCTTATTACCTCGGTTTATATAATCACCTTTACCGTTAGACTGTCTTTCTATGCAGTCATTTTTAAAATTAAAAGAAGGTAATAATTCAAATGATTGACTTTCATATTCAGCATGTATATCTGCTTGTTTTAGTACTTTATACATATACTTCTCTAAACCAGAAGCGAAGGTGATACCGTCATATATCACCTTCTTTGAAACAACTGGTCCTTTCTTTCTTTTTTTAATCATTCTTGTCTTCTGTGACTTTGAAATGTTCGTTTTTATACGTTACTTCTTCAAACATAACATCTATGTCTAATTCTCTGAATTCTTTTAATAAACTTTCTTCTGACAAGTCGTGTATTTCGTCTTTGCACGCTTGTATGTATAGCACAGCGTCCATTAACTCTTCCTGAACGTCGTTTAGGTATTTAAAAAGACCTTTCATCTTCTTAGTACGTTCGTCATGTAGTGTTTGACCGTATTTAGCAAACCCTACGTCTGATCTAGATACTAATTTGTCAACTACTTTTTCAACTACTGGGTCTCTAAAAACTATATTTTTTTCTGTCATACTATAAAGTTGTTGTTTGAAAATGATCGTTAAGTTTTACTGTATATTCTTGTTTTGCTTTTTTACTTGGTTTTGCCGTTGGTACTTCTGTTTCTTTAACAAACGTGCCGTTTTCCATTTTACCGTTTCTCCACTTAATAACGTCATAAGCTGATACAACACAGTCTTCGACTTTTAATCCTTCTAGAGCGGCTAGATTTGTCAACACAACCATCATATCGCCAATAGCATCAATTAATTCTGGTCTATCATTCTTTAAGATTGCTCTAGCTAATTCGCCAGACTCTTCCATTAACTTAACATACTGAGTTTTTGAATCACCATTTTTGTATATACCACGGTCGTCAGCCCATTGTCTAATTAAGTCGTAAACATTTGGGGTTTCTTCTACAACTGCTTTTTCTGGATTTATAGTTGTATTTGTAGATTTAACAAACTCATGCATTGCTTTGTTATATACAAATGACCTAGAAGGATTAAACATAGATGTTTTAGCATTGTAAGCTATCCATTGTATTAATTCATTAGTCATAGGATACTTGCCGTAGTCTGTTTCTATGACAATTTGCCTGTTGTCCATTAAGTTACCCTTCAACTTGTTTACTGGACATGGGAACGTTGTTGTTTGCTCTGTTACATTTAATTCCATTTGCTTTTTCTTTTTTGGTTTTTGTTTAATTATTAAATCTTTGTATAAATCTCTGTCTACTCTATAACCATAGATAGTTTGAAGTTCTAATTCTTTTTCTGATATATAATCTATATCATCGCTAGAATCTAGAACTTCATATTCTCTGTAACCGTAACCTTGTTGGCGTGTTAACCTATCTTTAAGATCACACGTAACTCCTATTTTTTTACCAAATATATGGTATAAGTAATACGTCATAGTTTTTTTATTTCTTGTTTAACTTCAATCCAACGTTGTTGTATTTCTGATATTAACGGTAAGTTATCTCTAATTTCGTCAACCGCTATTAATGCGCACTGTTTAGCAAAACTAATTGGTATATATAAATGTTCTCCTAACTTATAATATCTTAAAGTTAGTTCCTCTGCTGTTTCTTTTGGCGTCATAGTTTATCGTTATATAGATGTAAGTTATGAGCAAAGTGATAATATGTACCAACTTCTAATTGTAGAATTTCAGCAATATCCATTTGTAATTTTGAAAAACAGAACTGATCGTTACAGAAACCATACCAGATGTCATTAGAACGCATTAGAACGGCCATATTTAATCTATTGTCTAATATTGTAAACTGAACAGCATACGTACAGGGAGTGTCATTAGAATACGTATCAATCTCTTTACCGTCGTATATAGATAATGTAGCTTTTCTAGTATTTGGATTGTCCTGTAGCAATTTTACTACTTTACCTAATTGATCATTACGTCGCCATTGCCAACCATAGTTAGATCTAACTTCGCCGTTTTCATCCATCATATTTTTCCATATTGGAGCATACTTTGATATTTCTACAGCGCTAGGATCACCAGATAGATACCATTGCCATTCTCTCATAGCATAGTTTATATTCCATTTCCTATGTGGTTCTGTTATTTCATTATCTGTAGGATTTTCTATATAAAAACCTACGTTAAACAAAGCTTTAGTATTATCAAAATCTACGCCATCGGTTATAATCTTGTCTAATAAGTATTTGTATGCTTCGTTCGCATTTGTAAAACTACTTTTTGTACTTTTCATAATAATAAGTATAATATTTAAAGATTTGTTTCCATATATCCATTTTACCGTAAGCTACTGGATCAGTGTTTTGCCTTTTATTCATATCTATGTCTATATACCATTTATTTGTTGATATAGCTCTTGGACTTATTAAGATATTATTTCTAACACACCACATATAAGCTTCTAGTTCTTTAGTAGAATATAGATAATTACCCATATCTATTGTTGACTTTTTCATTCCCACGGAAGTTTATCGCTAGACGTATCTAACGGTATATGAGGTATAAAACACCCTGATCTTGGTTCCCATTTAAAATGTGCTTCTGCGCCATTTTCACCTAAGTTTTGGAACTTAACTTTTAATACCTTACATTTAACTGTTTTTTGATCATAGTCTCTATGAACTAATAAACCGTGATAAGACGCATCGTACCATTCACCACCACCTTTAATATTGTACATCGTAGGTTCTTCTATTTTACCGTCTCTATCTTTATACATTTTAGTTGGATGAGCAACTACGATAACTAATACATCATACTTTTTAGCAAATACCTCTATCTGTTGTAGATATTCTAATGTATAAACGTTTACATCGCCAGAAGCGTCTTGAGCTCTAACCTTATTAAACGGATCTATGACTAAGCACTTAATACCTTTACGTTTAACTAGTTCTGCGCCTTTTCTTAATACAGACTCTAACGTATAACGTTCCATGTCTATAAAAAAGTAACTATTGTTAACGTGGTCTGCTACTTGATTCCATTTATCTCCGTGTATTTCTTCAGGCGAAGGCATATCACCCCAGGTTTTACGCATTAACTTATGAGCATGTAGATAAGTTGGTTGATTCTCAGGTGAAGCAAAAGCAGTCTTCCAACCATATTTGCCATTATATCCAACAACCATTTGGTCAACAAAGTCAGATTTACCAGAACTAGGTATTCCAGTGACGGTAATAAACTGACCAGTATATGTACTGAATATACTATCAAAATTATCCAACCCAATTTGGAAACCAGGTTTAAATCCGTTTCTAACAAAATCTGTAACATCATCTTCTATGTCTTTAAATGTTTTAACGTTTTCTAATGGAACAGGTCTTGCTTGCGATATTCTCTGAGACAGTTTTTCTTTACCATACTTTAATAAGTATTCATTAGCGTCTTTACAGTCTTCAAACGATGCTAGATAACAAACTTCAGAACCTAATCTACGTATTAACTCTGTTTGTAACGCTTGACCTGCAGCATCAGAATCTACTGCTAATATAATCTTTTCTTTGTCGTCAAAGTAGTCTATACAACTATCTAAGTAATCTAGATTATTAGCATTTAAAGTAGCACCGTTAGGTACAGATACTACGTTTGTCACTCCAGCTTCGTGTAGAGCTAGAACATCCATTTCACCTTCTACTATTACACAATACTCATATCCCACGATGCTGTTTATATTGTAAAATACTTTTTCCGCGCCTTTATAAAGTTTAAAATTCTTTTTGGCATCACGGTATTTTATATTAACTAGTTGATCGCCGACGAAGTAATTAAAGTGTATAGCATTCTCCTCTTTACTAGTCTGAGGCATAAATTCTTTACCATCAGATATCTGTAACTCATAAAGAGTTTCTTTAGATATACCTCGTGTAGCAAACCAATTAACAACCGGTTCGCTTACTTGCATTTCTTCTACGTTTATTTTAGCAGGTGGTTTAATATAAACCTTTTCGCTAGTACCTTTACGTTGGTAAGTATGTAGTTGAAAAGTCTTATTACAATTGTGGCAAGTACCTATACCGCGTTCCCAATCGTAAGATGCGCATTTTGCTTTTTCGTTTTTAGGTTTTCTATCAGAAGAGCATAGCGGACAAACGCCTTGAGTCTTACCTTCTTCTAAACCATACTTGTTAAACGTATCAATCAAGAAGCCATTTATTTCTGTGTTATTTACTTGCATTTACTTGATTTAATTGTTACTAATTATAGATAGAAAAACCCCAATAAATGGGGTTTATCTAACCAACGTTACTGTGTGGTAGTTCAGTTATCTGCTCGTTTACTGACTATTAACCTATCTGTGCAGAAATCGGGCCACATTCATAGTAACTATTTTAAAATGGTAAATCATCTTCTACTACTACTTGTTTTTTAGCAGGAGCACTTTGTTGTTGACCATCTTTAGGTGCTACATCTACGTTTTGACCGTTTGTCCATATAACCTTTACGTTACCTAAATAAACTTTAGGAGTTTTAGATTCACGCTCTTCCTTGCTTTGACTGACAGTAATAGGACCTTGATTTCCAAAGTTGTCACACTCATCGTTTATAGTTATAGAGATAGGTAAATACTTACCTTTCTTTCCGTCTATAATCTTGTGTTTAGGAATGTCGTTTAGATTAATACTCGCATTGATAATTGAAGCCATATTATACTTGATTTAATTTGTTAAAAAATTGTTTAATTCTACCGTAAACACTTAACTGTTCTTTAGTCTGTTTTAATTCTTTTAAAACTTCTGGTTCTTCAGGTTTAATAGACGTAAATGGTTTCTTTTTGTTACTCATACTTGTTTTTATAAAGTTAAATTAATAAAATAATTCTCTGGAATAAAGTCTGGGTCATTGTAAAACAACTCGTATGCTTCAACTGCTTTTTCTACTTTCTCTTTACCTCTTGCTAAGAACTCTTCTGAACAGTCAAATATACCTATTTGATGTGTTCCTTTGTCTATAGCCATAAATACAAGGTCATAACCAAATAGATGTTTGTATATATACGCTTGACTATCGTAGTTATACTTTTTAGCAGAATACCTAAAGTCTAATATATTAGACGTTGTTTTAAGATCTATGATTATTTTTTCTGAATGGTTTAATATATCTGCTTTGCCTTTCCACATTTGACCACATATTTCCGATATACCAGGTATCTCGTAATCATTATTATCTGCTCTTATCAAACCTCTACATACTTCGTTTGCTAGAACCTTGTCTATCATCACCTCTAACTGATCTACTTCATGCTGTAATAGACACATTTCGCCTCCAGACATTTCTTTGTAGATATTTGTATTCCTTGTAGATGATTGCACAATCTTGTACTTTTTTAATTTATCAGGTTCTAGTATAGCTGTATGGAAATAACCGCCGACTAAGAAGTTTATATTAGGTTGTTGAGGTTGTCTTAAAGCTAAAGGGTTAGTTAGTAATGTCATTATGTTTGAATTACTTAAGAACTGTTGACCAAATTCGCCATAGTAATCTTCATCGTTTTTTAACCTTTCTAAGATTAATTCTTTTTTCATATTATAGTGTTGTTAAGATTTTTTCTGCTTCTTTACTTAATTCGTATTTACCTTTGATAGTATCGATAGAGCCGCCACTAGAAACAAACGTTTTAGCTTTTTCAAAAGCATCGTCCTTAACATCTAATTTTACCTTTGGTTTAGTTTGATCTGTTTTACCATGTGTATTTGAAGCATCGGCGTCAGCAGTATCATCTATTAATAATAGATTACCAAGAGCATATTTTTTGCCGTAAGAAGATGCTGAACCGAAAGCTTGTGGCGTCTGCATGCCTTTTTGTTGTAAATCCACGCCTACAATTGCTTTAACTTCAATTGACTTATCGCTGAAGGCATCGTGTATAGCAGCTCTGCTAATGATAACCGGGAGATCATGAGAATAAATATAATCCTCGTTAATTGTAAAATAAACACCGTACTTTTCGTTAAAAGGTTTTAAACCTTCTAATATATCCTCAGCGGATCTAAAATTGTACCTGCCGAAAGGATTATACCTGCTTTTATTAGCTTTGAATTCAACTTGAATTCTAGACAGTTTAACAGACAATTCCATTGCTTGATTTTCCATATATTTGATTTAATTGTTTAATACTTATATCTATATAATTACACGTTTTATCCAATATTTAGGACAAATTTCAATATAACTTAAAGATAGTCAATCACTTGCGAAGTGTCTACGTTTTCTATCAACTTGTTTATAGCTAACTTTTTTAATTCAGATATTCTAACATAAGAACTAGGACCTTTAAATCCTAATATACCAGAAATCTGATTAGCAGAGTGTTTGTCGCAATCTAATCCAAAACTAAGTCTTAACACTTCAGATTCTATAAACGTTAAATGCTTTTTAAATAAACTAAATAAATAAGCGTTAAGTATATCTATATTATATTCTTTAGACTTGTCTTCGTATTGAGTTTCTCTGTGCTCTTCGTCTATTCCATTAGAGTCTGTATTTTCTTCAAAACCCTCGTCCATACTTTTAAATATACTGTTAAAGAACATCTCAACTATATATTTATCTTCAGGATTTCTACGCATCTCGTTTAATTTATGTTCCGGAATACGTATAGAACCTCTATTAATGTCTATCGCGCGCCGTATCGAACCCTTTATCCGTTTAGACAGAAACGATTTAATCGTCTGTTCTTGGTCCTTAGATTCATTTATTTTGTCCCACTCTATTCTGTCAATAGCAAATATTAAACCTATACTACCTTCTTGAATTATATCGGTTATATCCATAATACCTGACGCTTGATCAGCTGTAGAAAACTTTTTAGCTATATTTTCTACTAAAGGTAAAAACGTAGCTATTAGATCGTCTCTGGATAATTGATTGTAATCTTTTTTGTCGATGTTGCTTATAGTCTTTTTAAGGTCAGACTTATAACGCAAATAATTTTCTAGGTTATACTTTTTCATTTAACTTTTTTATTATGTCTTGTTTTATTTTCTCGTGAACTTCTAATGCATCTTCATAAGAAGTATGTCTAAATTGTACGCATTGATCGAATTCTACAAAGTTACAACTAAAAGTCATTGTTTCCCATAATATAGGGTTTTTACCGTCATGAGAATGATCTAAACCAAGAAATACTGTAGATAGATAAACATCTTTTATATATTCTTGTTTTACAGCTTTTTTATCTGGATTCTTTTCAATCCACTCACAATATTCTGATCCAGTAACAGCAACAGGTTTGTTGTCTTCATCTAATTTGTACCACATAGTTCTTGATTTAATAATTCTTTTTCTTTTTTAAGTTCTTTGCCGATGTTTCTGTATATTGTTCTAGGAGAACAACAGAGATATTTCGCTAGTTTTTCAACAGTAATTTTATCGCCATCGTCGTGAGTGTATAGCATGGCATCGTAGATCTCTGACTCTGATAATTTTTTACGACCGATAATTTGACCTACGATTTGTAGTTTCTGTTCTGTACTTAACATACAATTGTCTTTAAATATTATCTTACGTAACTTATTCTTAGGAGGAGATTCTAAGTCTGCCATGCTAACCTCATAAATAATAGTTTTTAAAACATGCTCTGATATTGTAAATGTAACAAAATTATTTGAAGTATCACAGATAAATCTACATAAAGATTCTAAATTGTCTTGATCTAACTTAGGGTTAAGATACCATATAACCAACAGATGCCATTTTAAACTTTTATAAGTATTTATTTTAGCTTTGCTTCTAAATAACTCGTAGCATTCATACGTTCCGTCTTGGTAATAATAACCCCAGTCATATATATCCGTTGGTTTATCATTAACTGGAAACCTTCGGTATATTATTCTTTTATCGATCAAGTATTTAATATTTCTATCATGTGACATTAGCCCCTTATTATTTATATATACACCCTATTGTCACAGTATATATCATTATTAATATATTCTTCACTACAAATCATTTCATCATACTCTGTTTCGTTTTTTATTTTTTCAAATAATTCTCTGTTTAACCCCATACTTAAAAGGCTATTTACATTAAATTTCGGAAATCCTAGATTTTAAATACTCTATACGCTCGGAACATGCCGATGCTTTTTCGTATTCTTCAGTCTTTTCGTAAGCATCTATCATTATCCGTAGCTTAGTTATTTCCATTATCATCTTGTCTTTTTCGCTGACTCGCTCGTGGACTTCGATAGGTACATTGCTAGCTTCTAGATCTCTAATAAATTCTTTGTCAAGTTGTTTCTGCTTTTCCATAAGTTTACCCACAATAACATCGGCTAATTCATCCATTTCTTTTTTTGTCATATATAATTATTTTAAATATTATCCGTTCTGTAAACTTTTAAGTCCGTGTAGTGATTCGATATTCCGTTTGTTGCTACTATATAACCTATTGCCTTTGCAGTAATCGCAACTACCGTGGTTTCTACATTGTTTATCAAATCTTCTAGACTTTCTATAAGCTTGTTTAACTGTTCTACTCATAAAACTATTTCTTTAAGTTCTATCATCTTTAATATTAAGAATACGCCAATTACAAGCGCGCAGTATAATATATAAAGCATTAATGAAAATGCATTTTTTTTCATACTAATCTAATAAAGTCATATAAGCTTTAGGACTGTTGTCTTTGAACCACCATAGACCATCATAGAACCGTTTAGATAAACTGTTATCGCCGCTTGTGCCAGATAATATCATCTCTGCACCTTTTATAAAGTCGTACATGCTTAATTCTTCGCCTGTTAAAACACACGTTTCACCACTGTAAGGATTTGTTACTTCGCATCCTTGAGTGTAAATTTCTCCGTCAAACCATTCTGGTAATAATTTTTTACTCATGATCTTGTTTATATTTGTTAATTAAATCTTTTAAGCCTTTCTTTTTTTCTTCATTAAAAACATCATATAATCCTAACTTCTCATCTTCTTGCATAATATCTATTAAATGTTGTTTAGTGTCTTCGTATATCTCTAATAGTTCGTATTCTAAATACGTTTCATCATACTTACTTTTAGCGTAAAGTATTTCTTGTTTGTAGTTTCTATTCCTATAAGGGTAATATTCATCTAGCCATTTCTTGAATGTCATAAGTTTATCTGTATTTTACGTGTTTCGCAACTCATCTTGTGTATAGCACTCGTCTGTCCACAGCTACTGCAATAATCATCTTGCGTACACTTTGGATAGTTGCATTGTTCTAAATTACATATCTCACCTTCGCGCTTAACGCCATTGTGTTTGCACTTGTTTGAGTCTTTACCGTTAGGCCAAAAGTATGAACAACTTGTTTCATCATCTTCAGGACTAAAGTTAGCATAGGATTGCCAAAAATCATTAGGAGTAACTGTAAACCTATGGCAATAATCTTTTGAGGGGCAATGTAGGTTTCTACACATTGAAATATCTGGCATAATTATAGTTCTTTTAAAATGTTACCGTTATTATCTAACCAACCACCTTCTATAAAAGCATTTGCTGCTCGACCATAATGGTCTTGTAATGACCATGCTACATTAGTTTTAACCATATCAGAAAACAGTTCTATTATTTCTTTATCATTAAGCATGCCATATTCAAATTGCATTATTTGATCTACAAAGTCTTTAGTTCTTTTCATTAATTATCTATTTTTTTCTATTAAAGTAAATAAATACATGTAAATTAATTTTTCTTCCTCAGTTTGTTCTATAACACCCTGTAATTGCTCTGCGTCTATACCACCTGTATTATCATACTTTAAGTTTTCACGCAATCTTTGTAATTCAAAGTTTAATGTAGTTAATTTAGCGTAAACCTTGTCAAACGCTTTTTCTTTTATATCTTGCATGTTATGTTAGTTATTATTAAGTTATAACTTTTATAAAATTACCTTGTTGGTCACAAATCAAAGTTAAATCATACTCATGATCTAAAAAATCCATAATACTAATTATAGACATCATAAGATGTTGAGCGCTAGCATTAAAGTCATGTACACTACCAGTAAAACCTTTAGATATAACATAGTCATATATAAATACCCAATCTACAACTCTGTCATTCCTCATTTTAATATATCTTTCCTTCATAATATACAGTTGTTAAAAAGACCCACCTTTCACAGTGGGCCCTTTAAATTCTTTACTAATTAGATTTTTTACTTTTTTTACCTTCGTCAACTACGACTTTACCTTCTTCTGAATAAGAGGTTACAGAACTATCATAGGATACTTGAACTTGTTTACCACCGGTTTTAACACATAAGTCTTTTAACTCAGTACTAAACTGCATTAAAGATACTGCATTAACCTTGTATGGTAAACTATCATAACCTACTCTATCTTCACCATCGTTAATAATTAAGATTTCAGGTTTTTCTACTGACAGATCTATGTCTAAGTTATGTAGTCTTTGCTTAGATATTTCTTGTGATATATGAGTAACTATGCCACCTATATCGGTAGTACCACCGTTTGGATTATTAGAAAACCATTTCCAGAAATCCATTACGTCTTCTCTGTTTTTAAGATGATGAAAATTCAAATGTTCAGACCTATATACAAAGTAACTGAAGAACACTTCGGCTTCTTCCTTCATAACATACCGCAAACGGTCGATGAGTATAGCATTAACCCATATCTGTTTCTCAGGGTCATCCATACTGCCAGAAAAATCTAATAATATAATTATTTTCTGCTTTTGTTCTTTACGGTCAACAGGTACATTAACAGTTAAGTCTTTAGTTAAGAACTTAGTACGAAAGTTTGGAAACATTTTTTGGTATAACTCGATCTGACTAAACTGAGCATAGTCACGCATAATCTTTTTAGCATACTGATCAGAGTTGGATACAAGTTTTTCATCAACTTCTTTTTCAACCTTGAACTGATCGCCAAGTTTACCGACAATAGATATTTTATCTAGTATATCCATTTTACGCTGTTTACTTAACTCGTTAAAGTCAAGTTGTTCGTTTATACTAGGATCAGAATAGGTTGCTCTATCAAAGTCTAAGGTTGTTTCATACTGTAGATCACCTTCTTCTTTTAATTTACCGTCTTGATAAACAGGAGCACCACTTATTTGCTTGAATATAGCTATCGCTTGTTCTAACGGAGTATTACCTGGTATAAACTTTTCGAATATAGAGTCATACAAAGATTTTTTAGCTTCATAGTCTTGCTGTTGACTATCGGAAAGAGAATCAAAGTCTGAGAATTTTTCACTAATATATTCTTTTTCATCTATCATCTTGAAGTAACATACTCTAGCTAAGTCTTTAATAGTATCTATGGATTTTTCATTCCATACATTAGACTTTATTTTAATATCTGCTTTTGTAGGCGTTAAGTAAGTTACTGGATCTTTAACGAATAAATCTGAGTTATCATCTTCATCATAAGCGCCAGACCAAGAGTAGTTAGTCCATACACTCGGTTGCCAAGAGTATGAACTATATCTACTTTTACTTTTACTTTTACCACCATAACCATAACCATAACTTCCGTAGTTGTCATACTCAGACACATACTCGTCTTCGTCACCCCAATAAGAATTTTTAAATCTGCTCATGTTAGTTTGTTTTAAGGATTAATCCATTATTGAAGATACAACTTGCTTTTTAGATAACGTAGTATACAACTCTGTAGCAGACTTGATTAAAGACGCATGATTTGTAGCTAAATCGTCTGACACTGTTAATTTCTTAATATCTCTAATAGCATTAGCCAATAAACCGATGTCATTAGTATATTTAGATTTTTCTTCACCAGTAATTAAGTTATTAGCTTGCAACTCGTTAACAATAGCACCTAAGTCATCAGATAATTTTCTGAACTTTAATGTACTTTGATATTTCTTAAGAGTCTCAGCGATTAATGCAGGTTTTTTAGAGAACTCAGCGATAAAGTTTAATGAGTCTGGACCACATTCTTCGTATACTGTATAAGCAGTAACTGCAACCCTTGGAGATATAGTAATACCACCACGATGATATTCTTGAAGTAGATAAGGTATAATAGGATCTACATTGCCTTCGCCAAACTTAGTTTCTAACAACTTGTTATAACTAGCTTCAGTATAATTATCCCATACGACATTTAATTCTAACGGAAAACGCTCCATTAACGCTTTTAAAGATGCATTCTTAGAGAATTCTTCACGAGTTCTATTAGTACAACAGATAATAAACTTTGTTTTAATAGGAAAGATCTGCGTACCGTTTCTGAATATCTTAGAAGATAATATATCTTTTAATTGCTCGAGGATAAAGTCTGGAGCATCGAATAATTCTTCAAAAATAACATACTCATGATTCATAAATGAATTCTCAACAAGGTATTCGATTTTACCTGTTTTCTCGAACGTAGGTATATCTAAACCGCCGAATAGTCTGTCAGTGGTCATACCTGTACCCATTGTAATAACGTAAGGATTAATGCCTTTTTCAGCAAGATACGCCATTGTTAATTCTGATTTACCATGTCCACCAGGACCGTACAAGACGATGTTTTTACCTGTCTTCAACCCAATATCTAAGATATTAAGTGATTTGTCCATGAATACGAAGTCTGCGCCTACGCCAGATACTTCTACCGCTGTTGATTTTTTAGCTTTCGCCATAATTAAAATGTATTAAAGGGTTTAATAAGGTTACCACTATGGTAACTTCGTGATTAAGAAGGACTCGAACCTTCAACTCAGTCTATGTCCCTGAGTCATCGCCTGATTTAATCGACCAACACGCCTTATCGAGCGTGTATAGCAAGCTATTTACGTCGCCACGCTTTATGTACTTTAGCACTAAGCTCTTGACTAACTATTTGAATTGTATTACCTGTTTTATGCTCAATAATAGGTATATAACTATAGGTTTTTGTAGTAGAACATTCTACACAACTTTTATATCCTAGACCTAGTCTTACTGGATGCAACTCATTACCACATCTACAATACATACTAATTATTTAAGGTTTAACAAACTCGAACTCGTAATTATATTCTGCTAAATTAATATCAGACTCTCTTGTTTCCATTTGAGCATCGATAGCAATATTGAATATTGAATTTCTAATAAACTGAGCAACTATCTGTCTCTCAGGAAATGTACACTTAACTAATGGTTTGCCATTGTAAGTCCAGTAGCCGTTTTTTACTTTGATTTTTGCTTGCATGTTGTTAATTTTTTCGTTCACGTATATTATCCTACTAAAATATTATATAGTCCGTGCAGATTAACAAGCACAGTATATGTAATAACTACTAAGATAACAACTACTAATAATACTATTGATTCTCTGTTTTCTTTCACTGTATTTAATATTTAGTGTCCACAGTAGGAATCGAACCTACGACCTGATGATTATGTAGCTCAAATGGTTAAAATAGTTTATTTATGTGTAATAATATAACTATATAACTAAACGAATTGAAAAATGGAAAAAGAAAAACTACAAGAACAAATATTATTGTCTAAGTCATCTAGAGAAATAGCTAAACATTTTGATGTTAGCCAAAGCACTATAAGATATTGGACAAAAAAATACCAATTAAGTATGCTGTTTAATAGCGAATATAATGGTTTAAAGTGTAGAGTTTGTAACTCTTCATTAGTAAATATGCAGAAAGTTTACTGTTCAAATAACTGCAAAGTAAAAGGTCATTATATTAATTCTAAAAACAATACTAATTCTGTATATAGTCAAGAAAGTAGAGGTATAGAGCGTAAAAAACACTTTATGAACATACTAGGTGGTAAATGCAATTCTTGCGGTTATAATAAGAATATTACCGCGTTAGAATTCCACCATGTAGATCCAACTACTAAAAAACTACAACTAAACATGAGAACTTTTTCCAATAATTCAATGAACGTTTTAATTGAAGAGGTTTACAAGTGTGAATTACTATGTGCTAATTGCCATAGAGAACACCATAATCCTCGTTTTAACTACTTTATTCAATCTGCTCTAACCGACTGAGCTATGTGGACTACCGAGATTACCTAGCGCTACGTGTATAGCACTACGCTCTACCTATCCATAAGCGATTGTAATTTTTTTAACATCGGTAATAATTCGCTGAACATCTCGGCACGCTTTTGTTGCTCATCAAGTGTTTTCTGCGTAGGCATCTCACGTGCTTTGATCCATTTACCATTTTTAAATACCTTTATATTTCTATAATAAAAGTCTCCGTTAGGTAATAACTCATGATCTTCATTGGTAACGATCTGACCATACTTAGTCCAGACACCTAGAGCAAAACCTCGACGCTCAGCTTCTTTGGTCATCTCTAATACCTTGCAACAATCACTACTTGCTGGTACAGTTATAGATGGTTGTTTACCATTATCTATATCCATCCAGAATACGTGACCTTGATTGGTTAAATTCCAAGGAAATGCTGATTTAAGGTCGATATCCATATCGATACACTTTCCTAGTTCTTCTTGATTTCTAAATCTTAAGAACTCTTCTACAAATAATTCTTTCTGTACTCTTGTTAACTTGCTAATTTTCATGCTTATTTAATATTAATGGTTAATGACTGAAATCCTTGTTCTGTACTTACATGCTTGTGATTCCACAATCGAGTGCAAGCGAACTTCTTACTCTTACTAAACGTAGACTTTTGTCTAGTTGGTAACCTAAACCATTCAGAGTTCGTTAGTCCGCTGCATCTTCTCTCTTGTGAGTTTAAACGCCTATGCTCGTTTATTCTATCTCTTTTTAAATTCTTAATATACTCGTGGGCAATTACTGCTGCTGCTTCCATAGTTATATATATGTTATTTCTAAATTTAACTTCTCTGTGGTCATGTAACTCGTGGTGTCTAAACCATAGTGTTTATCTACATATTCTTCGATATTTGTACCTGTTGGTACTTCGACTATGTTTACTTTACCTTCTGAGTAATCTAATATAGTTATATACATACTTAACTTCTTAATGCCGCTCCCGCTGCGTTAGACAATTCTCTAAAATTCACTTGTAATTTACTAGCTAACCTAAAGGTTATTAAACTTACTAGTCTTCTGTATTTTCTCATTATATTTAAACTATTGGTTATAAACTTGATTTACTAAGTCCTCTAATAATACACTACGATCGTAGCCGGATTTCCAGCTACAATCAGTGTATATATACTCAGACATTTCTCTAATCACTTGATCTCTTTCGCCATATTCAGCGAACGCTTTGAAATGCTCTATGGTACTATCTTTAAATTGACTCATGTTAGTTTAAATCAGATTTTCTAATGAAAGTCCAACCTTTGTGGTTAAACCATGAAGTTACGCCATCTCGCTCATTCTCGGCATCGTAGATGAAGGCAAATTTAGCTGGGAGGTTACCAATTAGGAAACCAGTGTATTCGACTTTGTTAAGCCAAATAGTAGACTCGCGTCTTTTGAAAGTTTTAACTGTTGTAGTCATAGGTAATAAAGGTATTAAAGTTTAATTATTAAATTATTTCCACGTATATTATCTTACTAAAATAATATATAGTCCGTGTGGTTGATTATTGCTTCGGTATGGTAAATATAGTTGAATAGAAATCTTCTTCTTCTTCATACTCATCATAGTTATCAGGGTATAACTCAGATAGTTCCTCGTAAGTGGGGTCATTAAAAGTATCGAAGGTATGGTGTATACTCACGGTAATAACTTCTATCTCGTTACCATCCTCGTCTTCTGTAAATCCTTCTTCTATATCGAAGGTTATTACTCCGTTAATTTTCTCGATAATACTTGATAATTCTGGAAATTCTGGAAATTCTTGCATAAGTAAAAGGTGTTAATTTATTTGTTAGTTTTAAAGTTCCTTGAGGGTGTATTACCACGCTTCATCCTGACTATTAACTAGTTAAGACTCGAAAGGTGTTAATAATTAACCCTCGAATATATTATCTTACTAAAATTTTAACAAGTCCGTGCGGTGTATAGCAGTAACTTGCTGCTTTAATGGCACACCAAACCACCAATCTGGAAAAGTGTGACATTAGGGTATTAAGTAAGAAGAGTAACAGGCTATTGTCACAGTTTTTTATCTCCATACTTGCAGTAAAATAACTTATCTATTGACTCGTAGTTGACTCCATACTCAGTAACTATGGCTTGGAATACACTATCCACCCATTGCCACTCACTATCTAGTGACTCGTCACCACAATCCGCATAAAAGTTGATCGCTTGACCATGTTTGGTGATTATTATCCACCCTTCTTGTAATACTATTCTACCGTATTCCATGTTTTTAAAATTAAAGTTTAAAAAAAAGCCGCCCGAAGGCGACTTATTTGACTAATTATACTAATTCTGGTAACGCTCTAACGAAAGCGGGAAGATTGTTAGTATTGGTATAACTCCCGTACTTCTCGAAGCATGGCATGAGGTCGAATTTCGCTTTTAAAGCGTTATATACCTTATCATGGTCGTAGGTACATAGTACGTTTTTAGCGTTGGTAAAGGAAATAACTGTGTTAGTTCCTATTAATGACTTGCGAATAACAAAGCGCTTAGTTGTAATAGCGTTTTTAGTTGTTACTACTGCTACAGGAGCTGCCACTGGCGCTACGACTGTATTGGTTTTTACTTTGGACATAGGTAATAAATTATGGTTATGAAGTCGAATATCGAACTTCATATATATTATCTCACTATAATAATTGTAAGTCCGTGTAGTGTATAGCACTTCACACTAAATAGATCGTTAGCGATTGAACACACCTCCGCCTGTCCATTCCGCTAATAAGCAGAGTAAAAAACCCTCTTTCGAGGGTCTTTATTTACCTTATATTATACTAACTCTGGTAATGCTCTAACAAAAGCAGGTAAGTTATTGGTATTGGTATAACTACCATACTTTTCAAAGCAAGGCATGAGGTCAAACTTAGCTTTTAACTGGTGATAAACCTTGTCATGGTCATAAGTGCATAACTCATTCTTGTTGTTGGTAAAGCTAATTACTGTGTTAGTTCCTATTAGACTCTTTCTAATAACAAACCTTTTAGTAGTTAGTGCATTCTTGGTTACTACAGGAGCTACTGGTGCTACGACTGTGTTAGTTTTTACTTTTGACATAGTAATAAATATTAAGTTACTGAGCTCATTATTAAGCTCGTATATATTATCTTGCTAAAAATCCTGTAAGTCCGTGTAGTGTATAGCATAATGCACTATGATAAAGACTGTAAATGACAATTAAAGTCGGCTCTGCCTGTCCATTCCACCGATAGGTAGAAGAAAAAACCCTCTTTCGAGGGTCTTTAGTTGATTACTGTTATACTAACTCTTTAAGTGATCTAACGAACGCTGGTAGGTTATTAGTGTTAGTGTAACTACCATACTTATTAAAACAAGGCATAGAATCAAACTTGTCTTTTAGTTGGTTGTAGACTTTGTCATGATCATAAGTCATTAACTCATTCTTGTTGTTGGTAAAACTGATAACAGTGTTTGTACCAATTAAACTTTTTCTGATCACAAATCTTTTTGTAGTAATAGTGTTTACTGACATAGTATAAAATATTAAGTTATGGAATCCATTATTAAATTCCATATATATTATCTGACTATAAAACTCGTAAGTCCGTGCGTGTATAGCATCGGAAGGATATAAAAAAAGACCACCGAAGTGGCCTTTAAAACTATATACTTATCAAACTACGTATAACAAAGTATAACGCTGCATAGATGATAAAGAATATCTGAAGTCTCGCTTGACTAAAGAATCTGAGTATGTATTTCATATTAAGATATATTAGATTAATAAATAAAGCAGTTTAATGACTTGCTTAGGTCGGTTGATTAAACTATCTCTTTCAATGCTCTAACGAACGCTGGGAGATTGTTTGTGTTCGTGTATGAACCATACTTAGCGAAGCATGGCATTGCATCGAACTTGTCTTTGAGCTGCTCATAGACTTTGTCGTGATTGTAAGTGCATACGACTTGCTTTGCATTTGTGAATGAGATCACTGTGTTAGTACCGATCAGAGACTTTCTGATAACGAATCTTTTAGTAGTAATTTCTACTGTTGCTGGTAATGTGTTTAATTTAGACATAATAAATTTATTTAATTATAAGCTTAATTGCTTACATATATATTATCCAATATAAATTCTTGTAAGTCCGTGTGTTATAAAATATATATATAAAGTAGTAAGTCCGTGTGTATAGCAAAGGTAAAAAGCTAAAACAAAGCAGCGCATCGATCCGATTCGACTGACGATGAAAACCAAAACATAAACACAAAGGGGAACCCGGCAAAACAAAACGCGTTTTCCTTTTGGAAACGAAAATAGAAAATGGGGTAGTAACCCATCAAATCTCTATATCTCACACCCATCAAATCTCCACATCTCATATTCAAATATGAAATACGAAAAAATTTTTTACAATATTTTTTTTTAAAAGTATGACAATAGGGTATTAGAATAAAGGAGTAAGGGGCTAATGTCACAGTATGCCTATGTGTAAAAATCACTACTTCCGTGTAATAGTATACATATGATTAAATATTACTATTATGGCGTTTGAATTAAGAAATCAGTCACCTTTGTTAAAGCAGAAGTTATCTCCTTTAGCTGCTAAAAAGAAAGCAGCTAGAGATCTTGCTTATGCTAAAACAGACGATAGGAGAGCTAAGAAGGCACATTCACAAAGGATGCGTCGTAAAGATCCTAAAGGTAAAGGAAAGGACTGGGATCACGAGGATGGCAGATGGGAGAGTGTTAAGCAGAACAGGGGTAATGAAGGTGAGGGTACTAAGAAAGAGAGTGGTAAAAGATATAAGGTTCCTAAGTAATGGCTACACAGAAGTTTATGGGTAAGGGACAGTTAGTTGATAGACTAGCTGCTCAGGTTGGTAGCAGGGAACTTGCTATTAGTTTATTGAAGAAGAGAGGCCAGATGACTGCTAGCGGTAAGTTAACGGTAGAAGGTAAAGAAAGAAATAATATGACTGCTGAGGAACGTGCTAAGGATAGAGCGTCTAAAGCAACCGGCAAACCTAAGAGTAGTTTTAGTTATAACCCTGCTACAAATAGAACTAAGAAGTTAAATAAAAAGAAATAGAATGGGTATTAAGAAAGTAGAACCTACCGCTAAGAAGTCGGGGGTTATGAGTGATAAGTCTGGGCAAGACCCGCCAAAAGGAAAAACTATATATGTAGAATCAAAAAATGACCCTAGATATAAAGCTTATCAAGATAGTTTGTTAGCTTATACAACTCTTGATAAATATAAAAATATTCCTAAAAATATACCTTTTAAAAAAGAAGATGAAAAGAATATAAGAAAAATATGGGCAAGTAACTTAGAACCTTTAGCTCGTGATTTTAGTAATCCAAGACCTCTTACTGATAGAAGTAATGGTAATATAGAAAGAGCTGATTATTTTACACCTACTAAATATAAAAAACCACAACAACAAGTAATAGTAAAAGAACAAGAAAAAAGAAAACCTGTAAAAGCAATACAAAACAATATAAAACCGAAAGGATTAATACAAAGTGATACAAAATTAAATACTGATATAAAAGGATTAAAACCTACAGTAAAAACACCTAAGTACTATAATATACAAGAAAATATAAATCAACCATTTGGAGGAAGTCAAACAAATTATAGAAGTTCTGATTTAAAGAATATATCAAGCCCTGATGATTTAGGCCCTGGTAATACAAGAAAGACAACTCCTATTTATCAAACAAAAGAAGATATGGTACAAACGCCATTGATGAAAACAGCAGCGTGGACACGTAAGGAAGGTAAAGATCCAAAAGGTGGACTGAACCAGAAAGGTGTTGAGAGTTATAGAAGAGAGAATCCAGGGTCAAAGCTGCAAACAGCTGTGACTAAGAAACCTTCTGAGTTAAAGGCAGGTAGTAAAGATGCAAAGCGTAGAAAATCATTCTGTGCTAGGATGTCTGGTATGCCAGGTCCTATGAAGAAACCAAATGGAGAACCAACAAGAAAAAAACTAGCATTAGACAAATGGAATTGTTAAAAAGAAAAGACGGATCGTACTCAAAGCGTGGGTTGTGGGATAACATACGTGAGAATAAGGGTAGTGGTAAAAAACCTACCAAGAAGATGCTTGCTGAAGAAAAAAAAATAAAAACTAAAACAAAAAAGAAATGATTAAGAAAAAATCACCGTTGAAACAAGAAGATCCAAAACCTACTTATAGCAACATGCCTACTAGTAAGAGAAGCGGGTTTAAAGATAGACCTTACACTGCTACGAAAAAGGATAGCGCTGACTATAGAGAAGGATTCAACAACCCTACTAAGTTGTACTCTAGTAGAATTAAAAATGCTGGTAGAATAGAAGCTATAAAAGCTAAAAAATCTCCTTTAAAACAAGAAGATCCTAAAAAGGCACCGTACGTTCCGGGTAGAGTTTCTAAAGAAGTTAGAGACGCTGCGGACGCTAAGAAAGCTGCTGCAAGAGAATTAATGAAGTCTAGATTTGAAAAAGGCGCTACTAGTAAAGGAATGACCACTAAAGAATATTCTAAGTATTTAGATAAACAATCAAAGAAAAAAGACGTGCCAGCTGGTAATCCAAGAACTTCATTTGGAACACCATCTGGAGGTAAAGGTAGCGGGGCTAAATGTCCTCCTATGCCTAGCTAGTAATATAACATAAACATCGACAATAAAAAATGGCAATAAGCAATAGTTATCCAATAGCAACCCCAACAACAGGGGATATATTAATAGGATCTAAAAACCTTGGGGAAGATGGTATAATTACTAAATCTTTCACCATTGGCGATATACTATCTCTAGGTAATGGTGAGTCTGGCCCGCAAGGACCTCCGGGTCCAGAAGGTCCTCAAGGTTTGGTATGGAGAGGTGAGTGGGTTCCTAATGGTACTTACTTTCCTGGTGAAGCTGTTAGTGTTGAAGGGTCCTCATATATTTGCACGGTAGAAGTTGATGGATCAAATGAGTTCCCTTATGATGATCCAGCTAATTGGGATTTACTAGCTGCTGAAGGCAATATTGGACCTGGTATAATAAACTGGAGAGGAGCTTGGAATGGTTCGTCTTATGTGCTGAACGATGCGATACAGTATCAGGGTTCATCATATATATGTATCAGTAATACCTCAGGTTTTGTACCTCCAAGTAGCAACCCCACCAAATGGAGTTTATTAGCATTAAAAGGCGTTAATGGAGTTCAAGGCGCTACAGGTTCTCAAGGAATACAAGGTGCAACCGGCCCAGCCGGAGCTGTTGGTCCAGCTGGATTAGAATGGCAAGGTTCATGGGTTAGTGGAACATCTTATGTAGAAGACGATGCGGTCGCATTTGGCGGTGCCTCGTACTTTTGTATACAAAATACTTCTGGAACTACGTCTCCACCAAGTGATCCAACTAATTGGGCGTTGTTAGCATCGCAAGGCGCTCAAGGCCCAGCAGGATCTCAAGGCCCAACAGGTGCTCAAGGATCTATAGGCGTACAAGGGCCAGCAGGACCTCAAGGAATACAAGGTTTAACAGGGCCACAAGGTCCGACTGGGGATAAAGGCGATACAGGTCTGACTGGAGCTCAGGGTAATCCAGGTCCTACTGGAGCTCAGGGTATTCAAGGAACTGCAGGATTAGCAGGCCCCGTTGGTCCAGCCGGTCTTAATTGGGAAAGTTCTTGGGTTTCAGGGACATCTTATGTGGAAGATGATGCCGTTGCTTTTGGTGGTGCTTCTTATTTTTGTATCTTAGCAACTTCAGGAACATCTAATCCTTCTGTCGATACTACACATTGGGCATTACTTGCTTCTCAAGGAGCGCAAGGTCCAACCGGAGCACAAGGCCCAACTGGAGCGCAAGGTCCTCAAGGCCCACAGGGTGAAGCCGGGGGTGCTGGTACATTGCAGCAGACTGTTGATAACGGTGATACAGTTGTAAATGGGGCTTCCTCGACTACTATTCAAGCAGGATTAATATCAACTACAGATTTATTAGGTTCTGTTGAACTAGGCTCAAATATAAATTTTTATAAAGGCGCTAATATAGTTACATTAATACCACCTAGTGTATTAACTGGAGATCGATTATATGAACTGCCAAACGCTTCAGGTACCATTGCTTTAACTAGCAATATTACATTGCAGAACGCAATAACCGGAGGTAATACTATTACAGATGGTATAACGACAATGACTGTTACTGCAAATTCTATAAAAACAAATGATTTCCTTGGTGGACAAATAGAAATGGTTTCTGATTCTATTTCTAATCCTTATATAAAATTTGGATTGCCAGCTTCAGCAGGTAAGACAGTAACTTTAACTCACGCAGATACTCAGTCAGCAAGTAGAACAATTAAGTTACCAGATGCAAATGGAACCGTTGCTTTAACTAGTGATATTACATTACAAAAAGCTTTTGACAATAACGGTAATACTATTTCAGGAGCAGTAGGCCCAAGTACTTTTACTACAACATTAACAAATACATTTATAAAAGTTGGAGCATCAAGTACTTCAGGTATGACTTTAAATACCAGTCAGATTATTTTTGAAAAAAGTGGAGGGACTGAATTAATGGCTTTACAATTTCCTCCTGCTTTATCAGGTATTAAACAAATAACACTACCAAATTCAACAGGTACTGTTGCTTTAACAAGTCAACTTCCAACCGTATCCGGAGATTATATTAATGATGCAGCTGCGGCCGCAGGTGGAATTGCGGTGGGTGGATTATACCATACAGCAGGAGTGGTTAAGATTAGACTTGTATAAATTAAAAAAATAAATCAATAGGTTTTACAACGCATTGATAAAGATTATATATGGCAATAGCTAATTCGTATTTTAATAGTTCACCAATAACAGATTCAGATATATTCGTAGGTACTAAGTATGCTACGAATAGAACTGTTAATTATACTGCTCAGAGTATTGCTGACTATCTTAATGTCAATGCTAGAATATCTATAAGTGGACAATTAACATTTAAGTTTACTATCTTACCAAACGTAGCAAAAACAATTGCTTTTGAAAACGGTGGCGGAGATGGTAGACTTTTTTCGTCTATAGATAAACTTATAGTATCTATATTGGACGCTGGCGGTAGTAATATAACTGTGTTCTTAGACTATTTAATAGATAGTGAAATATTACTTGCGGAGCAAAACCAACCAAACTCGTTTGGGCATTATAAAGTAACCAATTATGTTGTTACTACAAACCCAAATTTTTACGAACTAAGTTTAGAATACATCGGAGGGAATGGTAATATATACAAAGACGTATACTATGACATGACGCCTTGGGCAGGTTCTGGTGGTATTGTAACAACACCAAATCTTCAACAAGTAACAGACGAGGGCAACACTACTACAAATGATATTACAATAAGCAAAGAAACTGGAACATCTTTTATTCAACTAGTAAGTAACAACAATACATTAACACTTCAAGTAAATGATGTTTCTGGTTCTTATATTGAACTAAATGATTCTGATAATAATAATTATGGTGCATTGTCTTGTGCAGAGCTAGTTATGACAAATAATGATGCTGGAGAAAATGTACAATTAAATTCTAATTATCTTTTAATTCAGAGTTCAAATTCAAAACCATTAATTGAATTAAGCGGTTCGGATTTTACATTAACGGGTTCTGTTCAAATTAAAACAGATTTAGTAGATGGTCAATATGAGCAACAATTACCTAATAAAGGTGGTACATTCGCAATGTTGGACGATATTCCTGCATTAACAGCCGGTACCAATATAACCATTGACAACACTGACCCTTTAAACCTTATAATTAGCGCTAGCGGCGGAGGTGATGATTTTCTATCATTAGCTGGTGGCACAATGGATGATGGCGCTAACATATTTTTCAATAATGGTTCTAAACTTAGTGAGGGCGCAGTAGATGCTGGAACTGGTGGAAATAAAGGTATTGCTTTAACTTGCGCAGTTGGTTTTGAATGGAAGTTTGAAGCAGGAGAAGCATATTTAACAGAAACAACAAGTGGTTATATTAGACTTAAGCAATACGCAAGGAATTTACCTACCATAGATGATGACATATCAAAAGGTTTTGTAAATGGTTCATTTTGGTATTTAGATAGTGGAATTGCATATATATGTACTGATTCAACTAATGGCGCAGCAGTTTGGGAAATTTATCATAACTTTATTCCTACACTTCAACAAGTAGTTAATGAAGGCGGGCAATTAACAGATTTAGGAATTGCATTTGATTCTGTTGTAAATCCTAATTTAACCGCTGGAATTAATATAGATGGTTTAGCATTTATAGATAATGATGGTATTGATGAAGAAACAACTGTCTACGCATCAAATGGTATTCAAAGAAACTTAAACGCAAATGGCACTTTGCTTAATTTTGAAACACCAACAAATCCTGACAACGTAGTATTGGTTCCAAACGGAAGCGGAACACTAGCATTAACTTCTGATATTCCAACTGCTGGAGTTACATCGGTCGGTTTAACTATGCCAAGTGCATTTACTGTAACAAATAGTCCTATAACATCAAGTGGCGATATAGCAGTTACAGGAGCAGGTTTAGTGTCTCAATATGTTAGAGGTGATGGTACATTAGCTAACTTCCCTAATTCAACTGGTGGTGGTTCATCAGTTAATTATTACCTTAATGGTAGTATTTCTCAAGGTACATTTGGAGGAACTACTTATTATCAAATGAGTAAAACTCCTATACTTGGAGCAGGTACTAATTTTATAAGAACAAATGGAGCAGGTAATGGATATATAGCGTCTTTCATAACTGATGTAGCAGACCCTAGTCAATTAAATATACCTGGTGGTAATTGGAATGTAGAGTTTTATTTTAACGCAAGCAGTGGTGGTGGTAGTCCTAGTTTTTATGCTGAGCTTTATACAGTAAGTGCTACAAATGTTTTTACACTTATTGCAAGTGATTCTCTTAATCCAGAAAGTATTACAAATGGTACAACTGTTGACCAATACTTCACATCAATTCCTGTACCTCAAACTACATTACTTACAACTGATAGATTAGCTATTAGAATATTTGTAAATACAGGAGGTAAAACTATTACACTACACACTGAAAATGGTAATTTATCAGAAGTATTAACTACATTTACAACAGGACTTACAGCGTTAAATGGACTTACAACACAGGTACAAAACTTTGCAGTAGGTACATCAGGAACTGATTTTGGTATTAGTTCTGCTACAGAAACACATACATTTAATTTACCAACTGCCTCTGCTATAAATAGAGGAGCTTTATCATCAGCAGATTGGACTACATTTAACAATAAGCAAAATGATTTAGTTACTTTTCAAAGAAAAGAGGGAATTATATTTTTTGATGATTTTTTAGGAACTAACGATAACGCTGGAATTTCAACATCAACTGGAGTTACAATGGGAGCGGTAGGTACTGGTTCTATTGCTAGAATTACGGGCGTTTATCCTAATAGAACAAATCAACAAGGAGTTATTCAATTAGCTACTGGGACTTTAACAACTGGGGGTGCGAGTTATAGATTAGGTTCGGTAAATACACCTACTTTTTTTGTTGGAACTGGTGCTATTTCTTACGAAGTTCCAATAAATATAGAAACGCTATCAACTTTGACAAATAGATTTGTAAATGTATTTGGGTTTTATACTGGTTCAAGCATAACAACAAGCAACAATTTAATTAGCTTTATTTATGACGAGGGCGGAGTTTTTGCATTTGGTGGAATTGGTGCTTCTCCAAATTGGAAATGTGTAACAGGAAATGGAGGTACAAGAACATCAACGGATTCAACTGTTGCGGTAACTGCAAGTGCGTGGACAAAATTAAGAATAGAAATAAACGCAAATGCAACATCAATAGGTTTTTACATAAATGATACTTTAGTCGCTACGCATACAACAAATATTCCAGCTACAACAACCGCTATGTATTTTTTAAATGGAATACAAAAAACAACGGGATTGACTTCTGTTAATATGTACGCTGATTATTTATCCTTAAAACAAACATTTACAACTGCAAGATAATGACAATATATATTTACACACAAGGAAATAGTACAATAGAAACTACCGATTTAAACAATATACCCGAAGGCGTTTCTTACGAAACTATTGAAAGGGAAGAAACTATTGATATGGTATCTTTGACAAATGAAGCATTGCAGATAGATTTATTATATACAGGTCTTATATCAGACCTTTTAAGAAAACATATTGAGAAACTATCTATTGATGGCATACCTATTCCTCAAGATGTAATTGACGAAAGAGATAGATTAAGAGCAGAATGCAATCAAAAGATATTAGATTTAGGAATAACAAACTTTGCCTACAGGCAATCAAATTTAAGACTATGAATTTTTTCTACGAGTATTGGCAAACAATTTTAGCAACATTAAGCGCTCCTGTTGCGTGGTTTTTTGGAGGAAGAGCAAAACAACGTCAAGATGCTGTAAGCACAATGAAAGTTATGTACGATGACTTCTTAGTGGTTTACAAAAACCGAATGGATGAAGTTATGGTAGAAGTTATTGAAATTAAAAAACATAATCTTACTTTGCAAACGGACTTTAATAATCTACAAATGAGTTACGCTAAAGAGGTTGAAAAGTCTCAGAATTGGGAAAAGTTACATAGAGTTTTAACAGACAAATACAACGAACTTGCTAAAGATCACGAAACTTTAAAAGGACTTTATTCTAAATTGAAAGAGGATTTTGATAAACACAAAAAATCAGTAAAATAATATGGTAACAAGTAAGCAATGTTTTGATAAATGGGGAGATCCATTAACTACTCATGATGAGGGAGCATATATGACTGTATGGGATGTGCCAAGTAATTTGGAAATTGGTGTAATACCTAAAAAACTTTATTGTAATAAAGCAATGGTGGGCCCATTAACTAAAGCATTTACAAATCTTATTAAAACTGGATTTGTTAGAGAATTAAAAACTTGGGACGGTTGTTTCAATATAAGAAAGAAAAGAGGCCTTACAAGTCATTCGTTACATTCTTGGGGTATTGCAATTGATGTAAATGCGTTTGAGAATGGATTAAATCAAACTCCTAAATTATCATCAGGATTTGTAAAATGTTTTACAGATGCAGGTTTTGATTGGGGTGGAAATTGGACACGTAAAGATGGTATGCACTTTCAATTAAGTAAGATATGAATTTAATAGAAAAAATAAGTCTAGTGCCTTCTAAAATAAAAGATTATATTCTAATAGGATTAGTTGTTTCTATTGTTATTATTGTTGTCATTATGTCTATCAATAACTTTCACGAAGTTAGAAGACAGGTTAACATAGAAAAAACAAAAAACGAATTAATAGAAACAAAAGAAGAAGTTACAGATAAAACAAAAGCGCTTGAGGACAATGTGAAGACACATGATACTTTTGTTCAAAATACAGTAACAAAAATAAAGCAAATTACTAAAATAAAACCTAAAAGAATTCAATATGAAAGTATTAAAGTTACAGATACTACTTACTTCGCTATGCGTAATCTGCTCGACACTGTACAGCCAAACAAATAAAGATCTAAATTCACCTGAAAGAGTTAAAGCTTTATACGGTATCGCTGTTCAACATAAAGAACTTACAAAGCAAGTTAAAGATTGTCAAGATAGATATAATGCAGAAATGCAATCGTTTGAAAATAAATATAAACAAATACAAGATTTAGCTATTTCTTTAGGTGAAGAATCTAGCGCTTTTGTTGATCATAATTTAGACTTACAAGCGGGATTGCTAGGATCTTTGAAGAAACAAGAACAACAAGAAGTTGAATTAGCAAAGTTAAAAGCGAAAAGACCTAAACGTTTTGGAATAGGTTTTTATGGTGGATACGATGCGTTTACTCAGACGTGGTCTGTTGGAGCAAGTTTAAATTATAATTTATTCTTATTATTTTAATATGAAAAAGCAAACAAATAAAGTAGAGTTAAAACAAAAAAATAATGTGAATAGACCAGGTGTTCACGCTAAGTCTAAAACATCGACATTGAAAGCAAGTAAGAATTATAAAAAATCTTACAAAGGGCAAGGATAGTAAAAATAGTGTAAAATAGGTAATATATAAACTATATAAATTTAATTAAATAAAATCATGTCAGACGCTATAGTCAAAAATTTAAGTTTCGGTAAAGACGCGAGTGATAAAGTATTTGCCGGTATAGAGAAGTTATCAAAAGCAGTAAGTTCTACACTAGGAGCAAGTGGCAAATGTGTTCTACTTGAAGATTCAACAGGTAGACCTGTCATTACCAAAGATGGTGTAACCGTTGCTGATTCAATTATATTGTTAGATCCTGTAGAAAATATGGGAGCAACTTTATTAAAAGAAGCAGCGCGAAAAACTGTTAGAGAAGCAGGTGATGGTACAACTACAGCCACTGTGTTAGCACACGCTATATTAAAGAATGCTTATAAAGTAGAAAACCCAGATACTAGAAAGATTAAAGAAGGTATTAACAAAGCTGTTGACAACGTTGTTAAATATCTTGAAGATATGGCAGTTTTAGTTGATGATAATATGTTAGATCACATCGCTACTATATCTACAAACAATGATCCTGAATTAGGTAAGTTAGTTGGTAATGCTTTTAGAGCGGTAGGTAATACTGGTATTGTAATGATGGAAACATCTTCCGATGCTGAATGTAGTTTACAATTAGTTGAAGGAGTGCAATGCTCAATGGGTTTAACAAACTCACATTTTATAACTAATCATAAGAATAAGACAGCAGAACTAGATAATCCTTTAGTTTTATTAGTTGAGTCACCAATAGAGAACGTCCGTCAACTACAAAAGATATTAGAGTATGTTATAAAGAACAATAGATCTTTATTAATTGTTGGTGATATGGAACAGATAGTATTATCTACATTAGCAATGAATAAGTCTAAAGGTAATATAAAAATCAATGTTATAAATGCACCAACTTATGGTATTAATAGAAAAGAGATATTTGATGATCTTGCTTTATTAACTGGTGCAACTTTAATAAACGAAGATCTTGGTGATGATTTAGATTTGATAGATCCGTCAATGCTTGGCGTTTGTTTTAAAAGTATAACAAACCACGAAGAAACAATACTCCACGTTGGAGAACCAAATGAAGAAGTTTTAGATATAATTACTGATATTAAGAAATCATTATCAGAAAACAATAATAGCGCTACTATTATAAAACTAGAAAAAAGATTAGCTAGGTTAACAGCAAAAATATCTGTAGTTAAAGTTGGCGCTAATTCAGAAATAGAGTTAAAAGAAAAGTCGGATAGAATTGAAGACGCTATTTGTGCTACAAAAGCCGCTATTAAAGAAGGTATCGTCCCAGGTGGAGGAATAGCTTTATTAAACGCTTCATATAATATAGATACTTTTTCTATTGGTGAAGAAATATTATTAGATTCTATTAGATCACCATTTAATACAATATTAAGTAATGCTGGAATAGAAGTTATGTCAGAAAAGATTGTAACAGGTATTGGTTATGGTTTAAATGTTATAACTGGAGAAACAGTAGATATGATTAAAGCAGGTATTATTGATCCACTACTTGTTACAAAGAGTGCTTTGAAAAATGCTGCGTCTGTTGCTACAACGATACTTTCAACTGATTGTGTAATTAATAACTTGAGAGCATAATGAAAGCAATAGGTAAATGTTTGATTATACAGAAGAAGAAAGAAGGCACTACAACTACTAAAGGTGGTTTAATGCTTGCAGAGAATCAAAGAGAAGATATTAGATATATAGAAGCGAAAGTGTTGTCTATAGGACAAGAAGTTGTTGGTGTCAAAGAATGTGATATGATATTCTATGATAGACATGCTGGTCATAAAATAGAAATAGATAAAGAAACATATCACGTTATAAGATTAGGAGATGTAGTAGTTGTGTTATGATAAGGTTAGATGCTTCAGATATTAAAGATATAGGTTTATTAAAACACTATAGAATAATTAGAAAGTGGGCTTGTAAGAATAACGGTTTAACAGATCCAGACTTAGAACTTCTTGTATATTTAGATTGTATGGATTTTTTTACTAAACAAGATTTTAAAATAGGCACGTATTCTTATAGTTGGAACAATAGACGTTGGAATGATCTATTAAAAGAAGGTTGGATAGTAGTATGGAGAAAAAGAAATCATACAACTCAAAAGTACAATATATACAAAGTATCGTTTAAAGGTAAACAATTAATAAGTAGAATGTATCGTATAATGTTAGGTATTGAAGATATACCAACAAGTCATAGAAACTCTATAATGAGTGGTAAAACTTATACCGACACTGTTATGATAACATCGATAGAAAACGCTAACAAAGATAAAACAAGAAACAACAATGATTAACAACCAAATAACACAAACGCCGATTAGTCCTCAAGCGATGAGTAATCAAGGTACTATTAAGAATATGTTTGGTCAAGCGATACCTGGTACTTTTAATAGAACTTTAGATCTTGCACAAAGTCAAGTTCCAACAGATCCTTTAACTGGTCAAGTACCTGATCCAACGTTAGACCAAAGCACTAACTATCCAGTACCTCCTCCAATGGGAGTTCAATCTAGTATAACACCGCCTTACGGCTTAAATTAATAATAACTATGGTAACTAAACATCCAATGAATATCTACGACAAAGAAGCTGCTTTATCTGGAGTCGGTGCTAATGCTTTGTGGAACGGTCCATTTAATACGACTGGTTTTCCAAAAGGCAAAGGTAATAGCAACGGTAAAAACGGCATTGTTTTTAATAACGATAAACCAACATATATGTCTGGTCCTATAACTCAAAGAGCAAAATAGTTTTGTTATGAGAATGATAAAAAATAACACTGGTTCTCCTTTTCAACTTCAAAGAAGTATTGTTGCTCAAGGAGATGAAAATGGCGCTTATTCTCAAGGAGGATATAATCCAGACGCTGTTGCTTACAATGGAGAAGTAATGAATTCTGTGATAGAATCTACTGGAGCAACATTAGGCGCTGCTTTAACTGCTATGGGTTCTCAGGATCAAAGTGGTCGTATGCAAAAGAGAAAAGATAGATTAGCAATAAAAAAACAAAAGTTAGAATCTAAGGCAAAAGCAGAAAGCGCTTCTGCTGGAAAAAAAGCTAGATTAGAAAATAGAGTAAAAAGAGTTGGTGGCAGATTAGATAAAGCTACTACTAATTTAGATACTTATAACGAATCTAAAAACCCAAAGTTGACTAGTACCATAGAAAATAAGTATAGTGCTAAAAAACCAGAGGTTGAAGAAGAAGGTAAACTTGAAGAAGAAACAACGTTATTTAACGAAAATTACTATTTAAAAAATAAATACGGTTACAGAGGATAATAAAAAACAAACACTATGCCAGACCATACTAAAAAAAAGAAACAAACCACAAAAGGTAAACCTCATCAAACTAGTTATATGCCTGGTTTACCACCTGAGATTGTTAAACAACAAGAAAAAGAAATGAAAGAAGCGTCTAGTGGACCTAGGTATAAACAAGATAGTAAAGGAAAATATTATTCAAACTCAACACCCTTAAAACAACAAACAATGAAAACTCCAAGCAAAATGAAAAGCGCTAGCGCTAAAGCAAAACCAAGTTCTCCTATGATGCAGAAAAAAGACATGATGGGTAAGAAAATGACTCCTGCTAAAATGAAAAAGTGTTAACAAATAAATAAAAACAACTAAAACAAAAAAACAAAAAACAATGGCAAAGTACATTCAAATTCCAACTACATTAGCAGCTTCACCAAACATCTTGTTTAATACAGATGAAATTGCTTCTGTGCTTTACTTAACCGCTACAACTTTCGCAGTATATGCCGGTACAAAATCATTTACGTTCACTACTAGTGCTGCTGGTGCCGCTGGAACTGTTAAAGCTGTATACGATGCTATTCTAGCTTTAAACGCACCTGTTATGGCAGATGTTATTATGCCTACTGGCGTAACGATTGGAGCTCTACCTGTAGTTGCATAATAATTAATTATTATTCCCCTGTAGAGTGATTTATAGGGGAATTTAATAATACTAAAAACAAAAGTATGGCATTTAAAATGACTGGTCCTCCTTACGATACAAACAATACTCCTATCTATAGTACAGATATGGACGATAATGTTTTAGGTATGGCTCAATCAAATGGATCTATACTAATAAACAAAAACGTATCTCCTTTAGAGATAAAGAAAAGTAAGACTATAGAACACGAGATGGTTCATATAGATCAAATGAAACGTGGCGATTTAGATTACACAGACAAAGACGTTATTTGGAAAGGTAAAAAATACTCTCGTTCAAAAATGAAGGAAGGAGCAAAGAATCTTCCTTGGGAAAAAGAAGCTTATATAAAACAAAACAAAAAGAAATTAAATGGAATCAACAAATAAGATTAAACAAGAACAACTAGAAACTATTAGAACTCAACAAAAAGAGTTAAATACGTTATTAAACAATATAGGGGTTTTAGAATCTCAAAAACATAGTTTGTTACACAAGTTAGCAGACGTAAACAAAGCGATTGACGAGTTTAAGACAGAATTATTCAATGAATATGGTAATGTGAATATTAACATTGAAGATGGTTCTTACACTGAAATGGAAGTTAAAGCAGAACCAGAAACCGTAGGTGAATAATGGATTCTGTTATTAGAAAAATAAGCATAGGCACAGATTACAAGAATGAAGCTATGCATTATTCTATTGGTCAACAGGTTTATGGTGGACACGAGATAGTTCACATACTACTTGATCCTATAGATTGTTCCTACTATATTTATATAAAGAAAAATGATGAGGTAATGCCTTGGAAGAAGTTTAATTCTAATATGGCTATTTCAGTTGAATATGACTTAGAATACTAATGAAGAGTGTTTTTAGTTTTATAGTAAAACCGGTAGGAGAAAGATACGACAACAAAGTAAAAGTTGGTGATAAAGAACTTATCATAAATACTAAGATAGAAAGTTTTAAATCAGTTAATAATATAGCAGAGGTGGTTTCAGTTCCACTTGCTTATTCAACAGATATAAAAGAAGGTGATCTAGTAGTAATACATCACAATGTATTTAGAAGGTTCTATGATATAAAAGGCAAACAAAAAGATAGTAGGTCATATTTTATGGACAATCTTTATTTTTGTGACATCGATCAAATTTATCTATATAAAAATGATGACAGGTGGAAGTCTTTTAATGACAGATGCTTTGTAAAACCACTAAAGAATGATGACTATTTAAGAATAGATAAAGAGCAAAACCTTATTGGTATATTAAAGTATGGTAATAGTTCTTTAGAAGCGCTTAAAATAAGCGAGGGAGACCTTGTAGGTTATACCCCAGGCGGAGAGTTTGACTTTGTTATAGATGGTCAACGTCTTTATTGTATGAAATCTAATGATATTGTAATTAAATATGAATATAAAGGAAACGAAGCAGAATATAATCCAAGCTGGACACAAAGCAGTACTTGAGTTAATCAAGGTTGCTGAAGAAGCGATTATAAATAACGGCGATGATGATCTATCAGCTGACAAACTTAAGAACGCAGCCGCTACTAAAAAACTAGCAATATTCGATGCTTTTGATATTCTTTCCAGAATACAAGAAGAAGAAAAACTACTTGTAGAAGACGAAAAAGAAAGTGGTACTAAAGTGTTTAAAGGATTCGCAGAAGGGAGATCAAGATAATGTACGAACAAACACTATATAAGATTCTTCCAGACCATGTAAAGTCTAGCGTTATTAAACAAAACAATAGACTTAAAAAATGGAGTTATGGATATAATAAAGACCATGATATGGTTGTTATTAGTAAGACTGGAAAGATTGGTGAGATCGTTGAAATCCAGAATTTAGTGATAGCATTACCATTACCTGAAGATGTATATTCTAGATCTAAGGTAAAAGAAGAACAATACTGGGAACAAATGGAATTCCCTAAAGAGTTAAGTAAGATAAAGAGTACTTTCGATTGGAATAAACAAACAGATAGTTTTAAAGATAGATGGTACGATTATATAGATAATGAGTTTAAATACAGAGAAGAAGGTTTATTCTTTGAAAACAATGGTAAACCAACTTATATAACTGGCACTCATTATATGTATCTACAATGGAGTAAAATAGACGTAGGTGCGCCTGATTTTAGAGAGTCAAACAGATTATTTTTTATATTCTGGGAAGCATGTAAAGCTGATACTAGATGTTATGGCATGTGCTACTTAAAGAATAGACGTTCTGGATTTTCATTTATGTCTTCTTCAGAACTAGTAAATCAAGCAACAATATCTAGTGATTCAAGGTTTGGTATATTATCAAAATCTGGAGCAGATGCTAAAAAGATGTTTACCGACAAGGTTGTACCAATATCTATTAACTACCCTTTCTTCTTTAAACCCATACAAGACGGTATGGATAGACCTAAAACAGAATTAGCATATAGAATACCAGCGTCTAAACTTACTAGAAGAAAATTAGATTCTAATGAAAGACTAGAAGAACTAGACGGGTTAGATACTACTATAGACTGGAAGAATACTGGTGATAACAGTTATGATGGTGAAAAATTAAAACTGTTAGTTCATGATGAAAGTGGTAAATGGGAGAGACCAGATAACATATTAAACAACTGGCGAGTTACTAAAACAACGCTAAGATTAGGTAGTAGAATTATAGGCAAGTGTATGATGGGTTCAACTTCTAATGCTTTAGATAAAGGTGGAGATAACTTTAAAACACTATACTATAATTCAGATGTTTCAAAAAGAAATAGAAACGGACAAACTAGTTCTGGTTTATATAGTCTGTTTATTCCTATGGAATGGTCTTATGAAGGTTTCATAGATTTATATGGTGTACCAGTATTTGACACACCATCAAGTCCAGTTAAAGGAGTTGACGGAAACCATATAGAATATGGAGTTATAGAACATTGGCAAAACGAAGTAGATGGTTTAAAACAGGATCAAGACAGTTTAAACGAATACTACAGGCAGTTCCCAAGAACAGAGCAACACGCTTTTAGAGATGAAGCAAAACAATCTTTATTTAATCTTACTAAAATATACGAGCAGATAGATTATAATGATGATCTAAGAAACACTAGTATATTAACGAAAGGTAGTTTTCAATGGGAGAACGGTATAGTAGACAGCAAAGTTATATTCTATCCAAATAAAGACGGTAGGTTTTTAATATCTTGGATTCCACCAATACACATGCAGAATCATGTAGTTACAAAGAATGGTATTAAATACCCGGGTAACGAACATTGCGGAGCTTTTGGGTGTGACCCTTACGATATATCCGGTACAGTAGACGGTAAAGGTTCTAATGGAGCTTTAAGCGGTTTAACTAAATTCTCAATGGAAGATGTACCACCTAATAGTTTTTTCTTAGAATATATAGCTAGACCTCAGACTGCTGAGATATTCTTTGAAGAAGTTTTAATGGCATGTGTGTTTTATGGTATGCCTATACTAGCTGAGAATAATAAACCTAGATTATTGTTTCACTTTAAAAGAAGAGGTTATAGAGGTTACTCTATGAATAGACCTGATAAAGTATGGAATAATTTATCTATAACAGAAAGAGACATCGGAGGAATACCAAACTCAAGTGAAGACGTTAAGCAAGCTCATGCCGCAGCAATAGAATCATATATCGAAGAACATGTTGGATTTAAAGAAGGTAGTTACGGAGATATGTATTTTAATAGAACATTGAACGACTGGTCTAGATTTAATATAAATAACAGGACAAAGCATGATGCATCTATTAGTTCTGGTTTAGCTATAATGGCTTGTAATAGAAATAGATACACGCCAACTCCACCGAAGAGGATTATTACTTATGATTTAGGTATTAAAAAGTATGATAACACAGGTTATTCATCAAAAATATACAATTAATGAATATATACACAAATACAAACAGTGCTTTTCCTAGTCAAGTAGTAAGTGATGCTGAGAAAGCTTCTGAAGAATATGGATTACAAGTTTCTAGAGCTATAGAGCAAGAGTGGTTTGATCAAGGTAGAACTACTCAGAATAGATATGTTTCTAATTGGAACAACTTTCATCAATTAAGATTATACGCTAGAGGAGAACAATCTGTACAGAAATATAAAGACGAATTAGCTATTAACGGTGATTTATCTTATTTAAACCTAGACTGGAAACCTGTTCCAGTTATATCTAAGTTTGTTGATATAGTAGTAAATGGCATGTCTCAAAAGACTTACGATATTAAAGCTTACGCTCAGGATCCAGAGTCTTTAAAATCAAGAACTGTTTATGCTAAGTCTATATTAATGGATATGTATTCCACTGATTTGATAAACAAAGCAAAAGAATTAATAGGTCAAGACTTTTCTGCTTCTCCTTTGTCTCAAGATGAGTTACCTCAGAATAAAGAAGAGTTGGATTTACACATGCAGTTGTCTTATAAGCAATCAATAGAGATTGCAGAGGAGGAAGCGATCAATAATGTATTAGCTGCGAATAAGTGGGATTTAGTTAGAAGAAGATTAAATTACGACTTAACTGTTCTGGGTATAGCATGTGTTAAAACTAGTTTTAATGTATCAGAAGGCATTAGAACAGAGTACGTTGATCCAGCTTACTTAGTTTATTCTTATACTGAAGATCCAAACTTTGAAGATATATATTACGTAGGAGAAGCTAAAGCAGTAACTATACCTGAATTAAAAAAGCAGTTTCCTCATATTACAGAAGAAGAGTTGTATAAAATACAACAGATGCCTGGTAACAGACAGTATATAACTGGTTGGGGTAATTACGACGAGAATACCGTGCAAGTATTATATTTTGAATATAAGACTTATATGAATCAAGTGTTTAAGATAAAGTATGGTGAAAACGGTTTAGAAAAAGCAATAGAGAAGACAGACGAATTTAATCCACCTGAAAACGACAACTTTAGTAGAGTATCTAGAACTATAGAGGTATTATATACAGGCGCTAAAATACTAGGCACAAACACGATGTTAGAATGGAAACTGTCTGAGAACATGACTAGACCATTTGCTGATACAACAAAAGTAGAGATGAACTATGTTATCTCTGCTCCTAGAATGTACAAAGGTAGGATAGATTCTATAGTAAATAAGATTACTGGGTTTGCTGACATGATACAGTTAACTCACTTAAAACTACAACAAGTCATGTCTAGACTTATACCTGATGGTGTATTCTTAGATGTAGACGGTTTAATAGATGTTGATTTAGGTAATGGTACAAACTATAACCCAGCAGAAGCATTAAACATGTACTTTCAGACTGGTAGTGTTATAGGTAGATCTTTAACACAAGAAGGCGGAATGAACGCTGGTAAGGTACCAATACAAGAACTAACTAGTTCCTCTGGTCAAGCAAAAATAGCAGGTCTTATACAAACGTATCAATACTATCTTCAATTAATAAGAGATGTAACTGGTCTTAACGAAGCAAGAGATGGTAGTATCGCAGATAAAGATACACTAGTAGGACTTCAAAAGATGGCTGCTAACGCATCAAATACTGCTACTAAGCACATATTACATTCTAGTCTGTTTCTTACTCTTAGAACGTGCGAGAATATCTCGTTAAGAATAGCGGACGCGTTGGAATATCCTTTAACTTCTAAAGTGCTAGAACAAAGTATAAGTACATATAATGCTAAGACATTAGAAGAGATAAAAAATCTAAATCTTCACGATTTTGGTATCTTTTTAGAACTAGAACCTGATGATGAGGAAAAAGCGATGTTAGAGCAAAATATACAAGTAGCTTTACAAGGTGGAACTATAGACTTAGACGATGCTATAGATATTAGACAAATCAAAAATCTTAAGTTAGCAAATCAATTACTTAAGTTAAGAAAAGCTAAGAAGCAAAAAGCAGCGCAAGAAGCTCAAATGCAAAACATTCAAGCTCAAGCACAAGCAAATCAACAAACAGCACAACAGACTGCTTTGTTTGAAGTTCAGAAGCAACAAGCTTTAACACAAGAAACTATAAACATCGAAAGAGCAAAAGCTGATTTTGAAATGCAGAAGCTACAAACAGAAACACAGTTGAAGAGACAAATAATGGATCAACAGTTTCAGTACGATATGCAGTTAGCTCAATTAAAAGCTCAGGTTGAAGATCAGAAACTTCAAACAGCAGAAGACAGAAAAGATGAAAGAACTAGAATACAAGCATCTCAACAGTCTGAATTAGTAATGCAAAGAAAAACAAACTCTTTACCTCAAAACTTTGAATCATCTAGTTTTACAGGTTTAGAAGGATTATAACAAATTATTAAATTATATTATATTATGGAAGAAATTAAACAAGAAGGAGATTTTAAAGTGTCTAAACCAACAAGACCAAAAAATCTAAACAAAAAAAATGAAGTAATTAAAGTAGATTTATCAACAGAACCTGTTGAAACCGAAGTAATTAAAGTAGTAATACCTAACACAGAACAATCAAAAGATGCCATTCAAGAACAAAGCACAGATGAAAGCCTGTTACGCGCAGAACAGTCCAAAGTGGAACTGCAAGAAGTGGAGCAAGGAGACAAAGACACCTCTAAGGTTGTTATTGAAGAAATCACAGACGAAAAAGTAGATGACGTAATCATTAAAGATTCTGGAGAACAATATAAAGAAAAAGTTGTAGAAAGAAACTTGCCTGAGAACTTAGAAAAACTTGTTAAGTTCATGGAAGAAACAGGTGGTTCAGTAGAAGACTATGTTAGATTAAATACAGACTATTCTAATGTAGATGAAAAGACATTATTAAAAGAATACTACTCAAGAACAAGACCTCACTTAGACGCGGAAGAAATTGAATTCTTAATTGAAGACAGTTTTGAATATGATGAAGATATAGACGAGGAAAGAGATATTAGAAAAAAGAAATTAGATTACAAAGAAACTATTGCGAAAGCTAAAAACCACCTGCAGTCAGTAAAGGATCAATACTACGATGAGATCAAGTTGAAATCAAACGTAACCAAAGAACAGCAAGAGGCGTATGACTTTTTCAATAGATACAAGAAGAACGAGAACGAGAGTAAAGAAAGACACGAGCGTTTTAAACAAGAGACTAAAAAACTGTTTACCGAAGATTTCAAAGGTTTTGAATATAACTTAGGTGACAAAAGATTTAGATACACTGTACAAAACGGGGAACAAATCGCTGATAGTCAATCAGATATTAACAATTTTATCGGAAAGTTTCTAGATAAGCAAGGAAATGTTAATGATTCTAAAAATTATCACAAAGCTCTTTACACGGCTATGAACTCTGACAAAATAGCACAACATTTTTACGAACAAGGTAAAGCAGACGCTATCAAAGAGGTAATGACTAATTCTAAAAACCCTGGTTTAGCACCACCTAGACAAACGTCTGGAGAAGTGTTTATCAATGGTTTAAGAGTTAAGTCTGTTAGTGGTTTAGATTCTTCAAAATTAAGAATACAAACAAAAAAATTTAACAATTAAAATTAAAGATTATGTCAAACATATCTCCGCAATTCGGTTCAATTAAACCGAGTCAAAAACAACAAGCGCTAGAAACAAATTACTTAAACTTCGCAAATGGAAGTGGTAATGACTTCGCGCAACAATATTTACCAGAAATCTACGAAGCAGAAGTAGAGCGTTACGGAAACAGAACTTTATCTGGATTCTTACGTATGGTAGGTGCTGAAATGCCTATGTCTTCTGATCAAGTTATTTGGTCTGAACAAAATAGATTACACATTGCTTACAACGATGTAACAGCAGCTACTGCAACTACATTGACGTTTACAACTGGTAGTACTGGATCAAACTTCGTAGCTAACGTTATTTCTCCGGGACAAACTTTGGTAGTTATGGATCCAACAAGCGGTAAAGAATTAAAAGTATTAGTTACAGCTTCTTCAACAACAAGTAATACAGCTACTATCACAGTTGCTACTTATACTCAAGCTAGTTTGTTCTCTGGAACAGTAGTATGGAGTGCTGCGAACACAAACCTTAAAATCTTTGTATACGGTTCTGAATTTAAGAAAGGTACTACAGACGCTTCAATCAACGCTGTAACTCCTTCTTTCCGACAGTTTAACAACTCTCCTATCATCATCAAAGAAAGATACCAAATTTCTGGTTCTGATACTGCTCAAATCGGGTGGGTTGAAATCGCTACTGAAGACGGAGCCGGTGGATTTTTGTGGTACTTAAAAGCAGAGTCTGAAACAAGATTGCGTTTTGAAGATTACTTGGAAATGTCAGTTATTGAAGGTGAATTAGCCGCTGCTAGTTCTGGTGTTGCTAACATTGCTGCTACAGGTGATGGTGCTGTATACAAAGGAACACAAGGTCTTTTTGCTGCTATCAAAGAAAGAGGTAATATTGTAAATAACTTTACAGCTGTTGGTGGTTTAAGTGATTTCGATTCTATCTTGAAAAACTTAGATACTCAAGGAGCTATTGAAGAAAACATGTTCTTCTTGAACAGAGCTACATCACTTGACTTTGATGATATGCTTGCTTCTCTATCTTCTGGAGCCAATGGTGGTGTTGCTTACGGTTTATTTGAAAACTCTGAGCAAATGGCATTGAATTTAGGTTTCTCTGGTTTCCGTCGTGGATCTTATGATTTCTACAAAACAGACTGGAAATACTTAAACGATGCTTCTACACGTGGTGGAATTGCTAACACTTCTATTGATGGTGTACTTATTCCTGCTGGAACATCTACTGTATACGATCAACAATTAGGTACTAATATCCGTAGACCTTTCTTACATGTTCGTTACCGTGCTAGCCAAGCAGACGACAGACGTATGAAGTCTTGGATCACTGGATCTGTTGGAGGTGCTTATACTTCTGATCTTGACGCAATGCAAGTACACTTCTTGTCAGAAAGATGTTTAGTTACACAAGCTGCTAACAATTTCGTATTGTTCACTGCGTCAGTGTAAAAATATGGTGATATTACCCCTGCTTCATTGTGGGGGTAATTATTACCTTTTAAAAAATTATTAAATTATATTATATTATGAAACAAAATACAAAAGAAACAGTAGTAGAACAAGAAGTAGCAACTGAAGTTGTTACAACAACAAAACCTCAAGAACCAAAAAAACCAAAGAGTACTTGGGAGATTAAAGATAGAACTTATATGATTTCAGATAGTTCTTTCCCGTTAACATACACATTACATTGTAGACACACTCCAAGGTACCCATTGTTATGGTTTGATAATGAAACTGGTAATCAAGAAGAATTAAGATATGCTACTAATCAAAATTCACCATTGGTTAAAGACCAGAAGGGACAAGTAACACTAGGACACGTTATATTTGAGAACGGAATATTGTTTGTTCCAAAAGAAAAACAAAACTTACAAAAACTATTATCTATTTACCATCCAGGACGTAATATAAAATATACTGAGTTTGACGCTGTTGTTGAAGCAGAAGATGATTTAGATTATTTAGAACTAGAAGTTGAAGCAATGAACGCTGCTTTTAGCATGGACATCGACATGGCAGAAGCTATCGTAAGAGTAGAAGTAGGTTCTAGAGTCAATAAGATGAGTTCTAAGGAAGTAAAAAGAGATTTATTACTGTTAGCTAGGAAAAATCCTTCTTTGTTCTTAGAATTAGCTAATGACGATAATGTACCTTTAAGAAACTTAGCGATTAGAGCAACTGAAACTGGTATAATCAAACTATCACAAGATCAACGAACGTTTATGTGGGGAGAGAATGATAGAAAACTTATGACAGTGCCTTTTGATGAGAATCCGTATTCAGCTATGGCTGCATTTTTTAAGACAGATGAGGGTATAGGTATTTTTAAATCTATAGAGAAAAAACTAAAATAACATGTAATACTAATATGAAGGCGGATATTGTAAATTAAACTGCAGTATCCGCTTAATATTATAATAAAAATAACAAATGGCAGTAAGTGTAGACACGGTATATAGAACTGTTTTATTAATTATAAACAAGGAACAAAGAGGTAACTTAACTCCTGATGAATTTAATAAAACTGCAACTCAAGTTCAATTAGAAATATTCAACGAATACTTTGAAGATCTAAACCAAGTTCTTAGAGTTCAAGGTAATGACAGTGAATATTCAGATAGAATAAAAAACCTAGAAGAAAAAATAGCTTTTTTTCATTCTAACGGAAATTGTACTTTTTCTGTAGATAGTTTTGCAACGCCTGATGCTACCAATTTTTATAAGATAGGCACTGTAATATACAAAGGAGAAAAAGAAGTTCAATATGTTCAACCTAATGAACTATTAGAACTAATGTTGTCACCTATAACAAAACCTTCACTTTATTGGCCAGTATACGAATATAAAAATTCTAAAATATACGTATATCCAAAAACTATAAGCACTGATATTTCTTGTACCTATATTAAGAAACCATTAAACCCAATGTGGAATTTTACATTAGGACCAAACAATCAATATATCTATAATGCTGGCGCTTCGCAGGATTTTCAATTACATCCTACAGAACAAAATAATTTAATAACTAGAATATTACTTTATTCAGGTATAGTTGTAAATGATCCGCAGATAGTGGGTATAGCAGCTCAACAGATTCAAGCAGAGAATATTAATTCAAAATCATAATAGAGTATGTCAACACCTAACAATGGATTAATAACGGAAACTAATAGACAGTATTACGAAGGAGCACAAGGTTTCGAAATAATATATACTCCAGGCAGCGGAACTAGACCTACATGGACCTCATCTTTTACTACAACTTTTAATACAGACCTTGTTTTTGGAGATTGGGACCCTAATGGTACTAACTATGCTTTAAATAATTTTAAACTGTACTGGAGTTTAACAGGATTCCCTGGTACATTTGAGGAAGTTGTAACTCAATATTCGGTTAATGGTAATACAATAACGTATGTTAACTCTTCTCTACCAACATCAGACAGTTTTTTAGTTGTTCAATTAAAAACTTTAAGTGGTGGCAGATATGGAGATCAAGATGACCCATCTACTTTGGCTTACGGAGAGACTACAGAACAAAACTATGGTAGTTATTCTTATATAACACTTAACGATGTTATTAATAATTTTATGGTTGCTTATGTTGGACATGGCAAATTAATAAATACAGTAAAAAGAACTGATGTTATATTCCATGCTAAACGCAGTATGCAGGAGTTCAGTTATGATACTTTAAAAAGTATTAAATCACAAGAACTAAACATACCACCAAGTCTAAGTATTATAATACCTCAAGACTATGTAAACTACGTGAAGATGTCTTGGATAGATCATTCAGGAATAAAACATCCTATATATCCTTCAAACAATATAACTATCAGTCCTTATGAGAATCCTATACAGGATAATAGAGGTATGCCGATTCAGGATAACTTTGAATCAAATATAACAGGTACATCGATAACAGAAGAAAGATGGGCAACCAACAATAAAGACCGTATAACATTTGACTCTAATAACTTTGTTGGTGATTGGTATAATGGAGACATGTGGGTACAGAGTGTTTTCTATGGTAGAAGATATGGCGTAGATCCACAGTATGCAAACATGAACGGTTATTTCACTATGAATGAAAGAGAAGGTAAAATATCTTTTAGTAGTGATTTAGTTGGTAAGTTAATAGTTTTAGAATATGTTTCAGATGGTTTAGCTTATGATCTAGATTCTAGAGTACCTAAACTAGTAGAAGAAGCAATGTATGCTTATATTCTTCACGCTATAATAGCGTCTAGAGCAAATCAACCTGAATACTTAGTTCAAAGATTAAAACAAGAGAAGAGTGCTAAACTAAGAAACGCTAAAATAAGATTATCAAATATCAAGTTAGAGGAAATAACTCAAGTATTAAGAGGACAATCTAAATGGATTAAACACTAGTAAAATGGCTGAAGTAAAAAATAGTTTCTTACAATCAAAAATGAATAAAGATCTAGACGATAGACTTATTCCAAATGGACAGTACAGAGACGCTTTAAATGTATCTATAGGTAAATCTGAAAGTGAAAATGTAGGTGTACTACAAAATATTTTAGGTAATACAAAACTAAATACATTAAGTACTGTTGATGCTACTCTAAATTGTATTGGTGTTTTTATGGATAACCAAAACAATAGAATATATCAATTTCTAACTAATTATACAGATTTAAATCCTGAAGATATAACGTTATGTGATAATATAACTCCTCCTATAGGTGGTTGGGTTATGAAAATTACTGTTTATGACTTCAATACAAGTCCTCAATATACAACATTAGTATCCGGTACTTTTTTGAACTTTTCAACAACAAACCTAATATTAGGTGTAAATCTAGTAGAAGGTTTATTATTTTGGACTGATAATAGAAACCAACCGCGTAAGATAAATGTTAGTAGCGCATTAAATAATCCTTTGTATTATACTACAGAAACTCAAATATCTGTAGCTAAATACGCTCCTGTTGATCCTATATCTATGTTTAAAAAAGCAACGGCAGTTGTAATAAGTATAGACACTGACAATTTTGTTTATAGTTTTGAAAGCCAAACAGGAGTATTAGAAGTAGGTATGACGCTGGTTAAGAGTACAATGCCTGAAAACGGATATACCTCAATAGTAGGTTTTCCAAATGAGGATTCATTTGAATTATATACTTTTGATAATACTATAAGCGAAGGTGACACACTTACGTTTATAACATCTACTATGACAGACAAATCTTCTGATCCAGATTGGCCGGGTGATCCATCTTTTTTAGAGGATAAATATGTTAGATTTAGTTATAGATTTAAGTTTGATGATAACGAGTATTCTTTAATTGCTCCATTTACTCAAATAGCATATATACCAAAACAAAAAGGATATTTTATAGATGGTAATGAGTCTTCAGCTTATAAGAGTACAGTTATTAGTTGGATGGAAAACAACGTTAATAATATAGAATTATTGGTACCTTTACCAGATACAGGTGATAATATTAGAGACTCATACAAAATAACTCAATTAGAAATATTATATAAAGAGTCTGATGCTTTGTCTATAAAAGTATTAGATACTATTGACTATGTTGCTATAAGACAATCTTCTCCAAATACTAATGTATATAATTACCCATATCAGTCTCAGAAGCCATTTAAAACACTCTCTGATGATCAAATAACTAGAGTATATGATAATGTACCAGTTAGAGCATTAGGGCAAGAAATAGTTGGTAATAGGGTGGTTTATGGTAACTTTTATAATATGTATTCTCCACCATCATCAATAAATTATAATACTACTATATTGTCAAAATCTAGTATTTTTAATAATTTTATAGAATACCCTAATCATACAATAAAACAAAATAGAAATTATCAAGTAGGCTTTGTATTAGCTGATAAGTTTGGTAGACAATCATCTGTAATATTATCAACAGTTGACCTACAGTCTACAAGTGTAGCCGGTACAATATTTGGAGGATCAACATTATATGCTCCATATGAAGAGGATAGTTCATCAAATATAATATCAGTAAAAAATTGGTTTGGTAATGCTATAGTTACTATTGTAAACAGCACTATAGATTCAACAAGAGATATTCAAGCCGGAACACCTGGACTATATGCAGAACCAACATCTGCTATTGGATTTATCGTTTTACCTACTACCACCGCTATCACAGATAATTCTTATCAATTTACAATAAGCTCAGCACCCGGTCAGGCCGTGCCTGTTATAGGAGATCGTATGAGAGGTGCGTATACTGATTATGTTACTGTTGTACCTAAAAAACCTTCAGACCCAAATCCACCACATCCAGCATACTTTATTAGAACTAGTGGAAGAATTAATGATGTTTATTTATCAAACCCTGACAATGATGTTGATACAAAATTCGCATATAATATAAATGAAATAGGTTGGTATTCTTATAAGATTGTGGTTAAACAACAGCAACAAGAATATTATAACGTATATTTACCAGGAATGTTGGATGGGTATCCTAGTAATCAAACATATGGTTCTCAAGTAATATATACAGATGGAGTGGCATCTACACAAAACGGTATAAATACAACTGACTTCCCAGTAGGAGAAATTGGCAAAACAGGTCATATAGTATTAATAAATGATAATATAAATAAAGTACCTAGAGATTTAGTTGAAGTTGGACCTGATCAAAAATTATATAGAAGTAGTGTTTCTTTATATGGTAAAGTAGAAAACGCGGCTACTTTATTACCATTAATTGCTGATGAAGATTATTTAGTAACAAATCCATTAGAAACATCGATAGTATATAAAATAGAAGACAATGTTGGCATATTAACATCTGTTGTAGCCGGTAATGGAATTCAATCTGATCAATCAAACACTCCCGCTGACAATCCTAAAAGATGGTATGCTAATACAGCAGTAGTTTCTAATGAATTGTATTCTTTTGATGTAATAATAAGAGTTTTAGCAGAAGTAGGAGATACGCTTATAGCTTTAAATGTTCCTCATGAAAATATAGAAATAGACGATCAAGTAGTATACGAAGTTGATGGTATTAAATATTATAATTCTATATCTGCAGGGGGAACTACAGATGTTACACTAACCACTGCTTTAACTACTGATATACCTGTAGATACAATAATAAAAATTATTAGGCCAACCCACGGTAAAATTACTTTTAGTCCACCAAACTTTGTTAATAACGATGGAACAAATGTATATTTAAACTACACTATAGCAAAAGGAGAAAATATTCAATATTTCCCAACAAGAAAAGCGGACATAGTAACAGCTATAGCCACAGCTGCAGATTTTAATTTCTTAGATAATAACGTAAACAATATAAAAGGTACTGCCGGTTTAAACTTTTATCAATTACAAACAAAACCTAGTATTGGCAGGGTGTCTGTGGTTAACCCAATAGGAGTTATCAGTGATATAATGACCCCGTACTTAAGCGTATATGAAACAACACCTGAAATATCTGCTTTGCAATTATTTTGGGAAACCGCATCAACTGGTCTTATATCAGATTTAAACTATGATGTTTCAGTTGGTTATGATGGTCCTATAGGATTTAGCAATATTAACTTTGTATTTAATGAGGATCAAGATAAAGATGGATCTGGCTTAAATGAAGGAGAGCCAAATTCAAAATGGATAACTAATACTTTTACTCTTTTAAATAACACGGGCGTACCATTACCTTTTATAGGTAATCCAGTATTAGTTTCCGTTTTTGATAATTTTGGTACAGATGTAACATCGTCTTTTGGAGTTAGTTTAGAATCGCCTCTTGACCCTAACACTATAAGAATATTTATTAACAATTCATTTGCTTTTACACACACGTCAAATATTTTTGGTAACTTTACATTTCAAATAAGAACAGAATTAACACCTGGTCAATTTGCAACATTCCCTGTTTATGGGCGTTTAAGAAATATAGCTCCTTATTTTACAGAAACTGCAGAAGACTATAGCGTTAAAATATCTGTAGATTATCCATTTAATAGTAGTCAGGATGTTGAATTCATAACTGCTAGTAATGGTTCTTTTAGTACTGGTTCACAAAGTCAAATAAACTTGTTTTGGAGCATAATAGAAGGTAATTCTGATAATTACTTTACATTAAATAGTTCTACTGGATTATTATCTTTAATTAATGAAAATATACCTATTGGTATATACACATTAAAAGTCGAAATACAAGACGCTTATAGTTCTGGTCCTTTATTTGGTGATCCTGATTATTTTGGCACATTATCAAGCGAAATTGAATTTACTGTTACTATAATGCCACGCCCGGTTCCTGATAGTTTAATATATGAAACAGATGAGTTTGTATGGAATCATGACACTGCATGCAGCGGTTCTAATGTCCCCGGTCAAGGTTATGCGGCTTTTTATGTAGGAGCTGCTAATATAAGACCAAATATATTTGGAATAAACCTTGGATTACCTGATATAACACTTACTAGCCCTCCGGCATCAAGTAGAGCTTTCCAATCATATGTAAATGTAGGTAGCGCTAATGGGTTAATATTTGGTTCATCAAATCCTCCAATAGGATTGACTAGAGGTACTTTAGAGTGGGTCATATCAAATGTTGGTAGAAATATGTATCCAAACTATAGCTCAGTTGATACTGCTCAAAAGAAAAACGCATATTGGAATACGCAAAGGCAAGGTGACTTAGAATATATATTATACTACAGAGCAAATAGTAGTGATTCTTGGATACCAGCTAGGAGTGATAATGGTTTCCCAGAAACTTTACAATCAACGCCCGTTTGGAGATCTATAGTAGATTTAGAAATGTCTCTTTACCATTTTACTTGGGCAAAGTTAGAGAATGCGGTTAATCCTAACAGTACATCTATTGCTATAATCATACCTGAATTTCAAGCACAGCCAAAAGTAAACGATTATATTGAAATGCAAAGTTCAATTTTTTCTATTCCTTTTACTAGTAGGATAACTGAAGTTAATATAAATACAAACACAGTTGGAATAATAATAGACCCACCAACTCCTCCTATTGCGGGATTTGGGGCTGGTTTAAATGTTAAGATAATTAGAGTTCCTGAAAATAGTACAGGTGAAGTTTTTAAACAAACATCTTTTACAACATCTAATCCAGGGGAATATTGCCTTGTGTTAAAGTATACTTATAAAAGAGAAGTTGATGACTATGTATTTAGAAGAACTACTGATGGTCTTGGAGTCAGTGATTATGTTAATCTTGATCCAGGTGTAGCGGTGGTAGTTGGCGATAATGCTTTCTGGTCTACAAATGAGCCTTTTGCAAGTTATTCTAGGACAGTTGAAAGCGTTACAACAATTTTAACTGGCCAACGGATAAATATGAACGGAACAAACGTTGTGATACCAGACAATACAACAATAACGTTTCGTAGACCAAATCCTAAAAATTTATATTGCTCTACTATTGACATGTTTGGCAAGGTACAAACTAGAGATGTTAATTACCCGATTAATCCTATAAGATACCAAGTAGCGTCAAACTCTATTTCAAATTACCCTTATAGTACATCTCCGCTATCTTATTTAAGTGTTATTACAGGATTTGATTATGTAATTAACGCTACTCTAATAGCGCAGACAACGGTATCAAATGAAATAGAGTTATTAAGTCTACCAATTCCGCAATATTTATTTGTAATGGATGGTAAAATTACACCTGGTGTTTATGTGTATACTTCTGGATATACTGATTGGGTTGGTGATCCGTATTTTGAACCTAATGCGCAAGTAACTGATTTTGATGAAAATACTAGGACAATAACAATAAGTTCTTCAACTAAAGTTCCAATACCGGCAGATACTAAAATAGTTTTAACAGTTAGACCTGACGCAGGATTTGGGTTTACTGGTTCTTTATGGACAACTTCTAATAATGGATTAGCTATAACTCAATTTTACTCAGATGAAAATATGTTACTGCCTTGGCAACCGGCGTATAGTGATGGGTTTTGTGTTTATAGAAACGCTGATAGAGATTATAGTGAGCAAATAACAGATGGCCCAGTTACATGGAGCGTTCCACCTCCTGGTAATGCACCGTATATAACTATTATGCCTCCAATAACCAAAAAACCATTCTTTACAGGAAGGTTCACTGGAAATGGGCAATCTATTATAAGTACGACCTCGGGAGCTGTAGATTTTTATACTGCTTGGAATTATGAACAAAGATATCCTATAGTTGGTGTAAATGTTAGTGTTTTATTACAGTGTTTGGTTGACGATACATCTTCGTTTTTAAGTGACGTTGTAGTTGGGGACTTCGTTTATAATTTAACAACTGGACTCTCCACTCAAGTTACGGAAGTAATCAGTAATACCGTGTTAAAATTAAGTGATAATATATTTACTGAAGTTGGAAGAACATATATGGTAAGCCCTAAGTTGTTTGTAAATCAAGAACCAGGCAATCTATACCAAGTAAAATCTTATTAAAAACCAAAATAAACAAGTAATTATTAATTATGGCAGCAACTATAGAATTAAAATATTTTAACTCATTTTGGTTAAAGAAGTTAGACACTGTGGTAGATGTTTTCCCAGCAGAATATCCTGTTTTTGAAAGTAACATAACTGAAAATACTATAACATTTGACTTAAGTTTAGTATCTATTGGCATAGGACAATCAATAAGTTATGAAGTTGACGGGGTAACTTATACTAACACTGTGTTTAAACGTACTTCTGGTACAAAAGGCATACAGTTATCTACGCAAATGCCAGATGAAGTTCCTGTTGGTACTATTATAAAATTTGGAATAATAACAGATTTTTCACATATTCCAGAAGCATATCAATCCACCCCGGAAAGTGATTGGTATGTTGAAGAAGCTAGAATACGTGGTGGTTATAATAATACATCTGTAGACTTTGGCGTTAAGGCATATATAGTTGAAGACGTGAATGGTCAACAATATAGAGGTAACTCTATGATATATTCTGGTATATTTAATTCTAGAACCGGTATAAACAATACTAATCAGTTTTCAGTAAGTGAAGATATAATTAGAAGCGTAGAACCTTCTCAAGGATCTATACAAAAACTATATGCCGAAGATACAAACCTTATTATATTTCAAGAAAGAAAGGTTAGTAGAGCATTAATAGATAAAGATGCGATATATTCAGCTGAAGGTCAGCCAATGACTACATCTGGAACGCAGGTAATAGGTCAAATTCAATCATACGCCGGTAATTATGGTATAAGTACTAACCCTGAGAGTTTTGCTGTTTATGGGTATCGAAAATACTTTACAGACAGAAATCAGAACGCTGTTCTAAGATTATCTCAAGACGGTATAACTGAAATATCAGCAAACGGTATGATTGATTACTTTAGAGATAATTTATCAGGAGTTGGTCAAAGCGGTAGAGTGGTAGGATCTTGGGACATGCATAATAAATTATACGTCTTGTCTATGCAACCGCCAGTTATAACAGGTACTAGAGATGATATAGATCGTTTTCAAACAATATCTTTCGATGAAGATATAAATGGTTGGACTAGTCTTTATTCATTCAAACCAGAATTAGCTGGTAGTTTAAGAGAAAACTATTTTACTTTTAAAAATGGAAATATATGGAAACATTATGCTCCTACAACTCAAGTTGGTTATTCTAATTTCTACGGAGTGCAATATAGTTCAAAAGTAACTTTAGTATTAAACCCTAATGTATCTGAGTCTAAAAACTTTAATACTATAAACTATGAGGGCGGACCAGGATGGGCTCTTACGGATCTTCATACTGATTCAGACAAAGCTTTAAGCATTAGTTCGTTTGTTCTGCCAACTAACTTAAACGATTTACAAAATCAATTATTTACAAACTCATTTAAGAGTAAAGAAAATAAATACTTTGGAACAATAATAAATGATACTGTTTCGAGTCAAGGCGAAGTTATATATGGAAATTCTATGTCTGGTGTAAAAGGATATTATATAACAGCTACATTAGAATTCCCTGACCCTTACTTAACAGGGGCTGCTATATCTAATACTAAACAAGCTGAGTTATTTGCGGTGTCTTTAAACTATGTGCATTCATATTATTAAAATTAAATTAAATGGAATTAAATATAAGAGCATTAAAAGAATCTGATTGGGAAACATTATTATCCTGGTGGAAATGGTGGAGATGGCCAGAGTTGAACAAAGAAGTACTGCCGATGAATGGTACTGGTGGATTGATGGTTTGTAAAGGAGATATACCAATCGCTGCTGGCTTTTTATATTTAACTAATTCTAAAGTCGCGTGGTTAGATTGGATTGTTTCTAATCCTGATTATAGAGAAAAAGATAGAAAAGAATCTTTAGCTTTACTAATAAATGGTTTAGAAACAGTAGCCTTAAACGAAGGATGTAGTACAATAATAAGTATAACAAGAAGTAAAAGTTTAATGGATATACATAGTAAGCTAGGATATACTGTAGACAAGAATCCTTCCTATGAAATATCAAAAAAAATAACATAATATGGCAGTAGTAACAGCATGTGTAGGAGCTGGTTTAGCAGTTGGTGGGGCTTTAGTACAAGCTAACCAAGCAAAACAAGCAGCAAAAGGACATAGAAACGATGCTAATAGAAAAGCAGCAGAGATAGCAGAGATTGAAAGAAACAGGCAAGCAATACCAAATCCTTATGCTAACATAAGAGATCTTAGTGATATTGCTAAAGATCTTAGTTCTCAAATGACAAATCCATTTATGAACTTAGGTGTCGCTACTCAAGCCGCTAAAATGCAAGCGGAAGAAGTAGATATATCATTAGCTAATACATTGGATACATTAAGAGCTACTGGTGCTAGTGCTGGCGGAGCAACTGCTTTGGCTCAAGCAGCATTACAAAGTAAGAAAGGAGTTACTGCAACTATAGAACAACAAGAAGCAGATAATGAGAAATTAAAAGCTCAAGGAGCTGCTCAATTGCAAGAGATGAAGATAGCTGAAGCACAGAGAATTCAAGGTGTTAAATTTAGCGAAGCACAAAGAATGCAAGCGGCAGAATCTGAAGGTATTAAATTCCAGTATGGAGAACAAGAATCTAGAGACATAGCTATGTTAAATAGATTATCAGGTCAACAAGCGCAATCTCAGCTAAATAGACAATCAGCTCTTCAAGCGCAGAGTGCTGCTTATGGAGCTGGTATAAGTGCTGTTGGTAGTATTGCTGGTGGTTTAATTGCTAGCGGCGCTGGTGGTGGTGGTGGACAAGGATAAATTAACATTAAAAAACTAAACAAATGGGATATTACGAAAATCCACCTATAATTCCACCTAGTAGAGGTAGTGAGATAATTTCTGCATCGATAGTTGACGCTGCTAGTTCTTTGTCTAAAGGTTTTATGGCTCTTGGAGAAAGAAGAGCTAAAGAAGCAAAAGAGAATAAACTAACACTTCAAAAACTAAAAGACGACAAAAACGAAACAGATCTTTTATATAATGAAAAATTATCTAATTGGGCAAAAGATCAAACACATATAACAGATGAATTTGATAAGAACCTATATGAAATAACTAGACAAAAGATAGTTAAAGCTGCTGATAGTAGAATAATGTTGTCTCAAGAAACTGATCCTGAAAAAAGACAAGAGTATTTAAAAAACATAAGAGACGCTGAAGGATTTATAACTTCAACTAGTTCTTTCGCTAAAAATATTGGTGGTCAAGTTGCTACAAATCGACTTAGATTAAAAGCAGAACAACTTGGAGAACCTAATGGGTTTGTTGTTAATGGAAGTTCTGATAAGGAGATATTAGATAATACTGCTGTTTTAGATGTTTTAGGTGGAATGACTGGTAAATACTCCGATGTTGGTATTCAAGTAAGTCCTGACGATCAAGGAGATGGTGCTTTATTAAACGTGTTTGGTAAACGTCAAGACGGCACAGATTTTAATGTTACTATAAATTCAAAAGCATTTGAAAGATCAGATGTGGATACAGACGATGGATTACTTATGCCAGTTGAAAATGCTAATTCATGGTATACTAAAGCTGGAGAAGGTGTTACTGATGAAAAAGGAAATATACTTCCAGGTCTTTTATCAGAAACACGTTACACGTATGATCTAGATAGTAAGGGAACTTCTGGTGGAATAGGTAGAGATATATATCAAATAAAAAACGGTAGACAAGTTGAAATAGAGGCTATTAAAAGAGATATAAATAAAAAAGCAATAATAACAGCGACAGGTAGATTAAGCACAGACAATCCTTCTAGACTTAGAAACTTCTTAAACTATACTCTAAAACAAGGCGTGGGTTATTATGATGATACTTTTAAGAACTTACCACAAGACCAACAAACTAAAGTTCTAGCAGATATATTGTCTAAAAAAGCAGTTGAACGTTTAACTGAAAATTTAGAAAGAACAACAATAAAAGATAAAGACGGTAACGTTGAAAATGTAATATACTGGAATCCTACAGGTGCAGATATTCAAATAAAAGACAAACCAACTCCTAAGAAGTCTTCTGGCGGTGGAGGAAGTGGCGGTAGCGGTACTCCCCCTGCGACTACTTATAGATCTGAGTATTATGATAAGATAATAAGAGGTTATGTTCCTCCGGCAGGTAAAAAAATTGATCCTGGTAAGCAAAACTTTTATACAAGAGCAGAGTTAGTAGAAAACTTAAATAAACTAGAAGGTGTTACATCTGAATTTATTACTAGAGAAGATCTATTTAAAGAATACGCCGCAAGTCCTTATACTACGCCAGACGGTCATCCAACTGGTAAATCATTATGGAAAGCTTTTAACGATGGTGATTTAAAAGATGATCCAAGAAAAACTTTCGCTAAGATATGGGGTAAAAAGACTGTTAACGGTCAAGTATATTCTAAAAAAGGAGAAGGTCCATACAGAGAAATAAAAGGTTATGACTTGACGAAAGCTAGAGATAGAATACTAATAGCACTAGATCAAACAGTAGACGCTGGAGAAAGAAAGATATTACAAGACAAATTATATGATGCTACTGTTGCAGATTGGTTTGATGCAAATCCTAGAAGAAGAGGAGAGTCAGATCAAGCATACGCAGCAAGAGCAAGAAAATCTATAAAACAATAAAATGGAAGAAATATATATTTTACCTGATGGTTCAAACATCGACATATCAGATTACTCTGAATCAGAGAGATTAAGTTTTTTAGTAAAGAACCCAAAAGCAAAAAAGCAAAAAGGCGCAACAGGAAGTGCGACTGTGGCGCCAGCCAAAAACAAAGCACAGAAAAAACCTATGGGATCAACTTCGGTAGTTGGTTCTTCGGGTTCAAAAAAGTTTAGATTAGCTACAGAGGGGGATTTACAGACTCAACAGAAGAGAGGATTAATGCCTCCTCCTTCTGCCACGCCTACGTCTACCGTAGACACAAAGGATTTATATGG